CCACGGCGAAGAACACCACGAAAACCAGGGCGACAACCCATTGCGGGATCGACGGCACCCAGTCGTTCACGATCGCCGAAGCCCCGGTGATCTCGGCGCCCAGCACCATGATCAGCATGAACCAGTACAACAGTCACTGTACATGACGTACTGTTGGCGCCATGCGAGCTTTCATCTACTGCCGAATTTCCGCCGACCGCGAAGGTGCTGGTCTCGGTGTTGAGCGGCAACGAAAAGACTGCGAACAGTTAGCGGAAACACTCGGTTGGACTATCGCCGGAACATTCACCGATAACGACTTGTCTGCGTATTCGGGTAAGCCTCGACCGGCTTACAACGAGATGTTGGAGTCAGTTGAGGCGGGTCAAGCTGGCGCGATCATTGCATGGCATACAGACAGGTTGCATCGTTCTCCCGCCGAGTTGGAGACTTTCATTTCTTTGTGTGATCGGGCGAGTGTTGTTGTTCGTACTGTGCAGGCTGGGGAGTTGGATTTGTCTACGCCGGCGGGGCAGATGACGGCGCGGATTGTTGGTGCGGTTGCGCGGCATGAGATTGATCATGCGCGTAAGAGGATGGTGGCGGCTCATGCTCAGGCGGCGGAGAAGGGGCGTGCGCATGGGAAGATTCCGTTTGGGTATGCGGCTGTCCGGGATGATTCTGGGGCGATTGTTTCTCGTGTGCCTGATCCGGTTGAGGCTGGTTTGGTGAGGGAGGCTGTGGCCCGCGTTTTGGGGGGTGAGGCTACGCGTGCGGTGACTCAGGATTGGGCGGGTCGGGGGGTGTTGACTCGGTCTGGTGGTGTGTGGAATCCGCGGTCTTTGCGTGAGATGTTGATGCGGCCGACGTTGGCTGGTTTGCGGGCTCATCGTGGTTCGGTGTCCCGGGGGGAGTGGGAGCCGATTATTTCTGAGGGTGAGCATGTGCGGTTGGTGGCGTTGTATTCGGATCCTTTGCGTCGTACGAATCGGGGGACGGGTGTTCGGCATTTGATGTCGGGGATTGCGTTGTGTGGTTTGTGTGGGTCGGGGGTTCAGCGGTTGAAGTCGGGTGGGTATCCGGCGTATGCGTGTGCGGGTTGTACGCGGGTGTCTAGGTCGGTGCGGCTGGTTGACCAACTGGTGGAGGAGATGATCATCCAGAGGGCGAACTTCGCTGACGCAGAGAAGAGTTTCATGAGGTCTAAGCCGAAGGTTCCGGGCGCCGAGGACGAGCTACTGTCTCTTACCTCCAGGCTGGACACTGCAGCGGACATGCTGGCTGATGGCGATCTAGACCGAGCTGGGTATCAGCGGATTCGTGATCGTGTTGCGCCTCGTATCGCCGAGTTGAAGAAAGCGACTGCCCCCAGTGCGGATCATTCGGCGTTGGCACAGATGGTGGCAAGTGATGACAAGCCTGGGTACTGGAGTCGCATCAAGGTCGAGACAAAAAGGGAGATCGTTCGGTCTCTTTTTGATGGAGTGATCATCTTGCCCGCCAAAGGGATTGAACGCGATCAGTGTCTGTGGTTTGTGTGGACGGACCACTCAAGGCCGTAGGTCCCTTTAATCTTCAATTACGTGCGCATGTCGGCGTGATGGTGTACCAATTAGGTCAGCAATGTTCGAACGAATGTTCGAACACTTGATCGAAAGTAAGGTGGTACCCCATGCCAACACGGGATCCTCTCAGGGCCGCACTCGCCACAGACAGCAAATCAGGCCTGCACGTCATCGCTCGGATGTTATGCAGGCCTGCGGCTGAGGTAGAGCTGAAACTGGATGGAGCGTTGCCATTCACATTGTCGGAGATAATCGTCTTAGCTGATCATCTAGGGATGGATTGGAAGCTGTTACTCGCCGATTGCGGCGAGGGCGCGGTCCACTAGTTCCGCAAGATCCTCTTTGAGCGCTCCGCAGATTGCGGCCATCTGGCTAATGTCTGCGGGGCGTTCTCCGTTTTCGATGCGCTGCAAGGTGCGCACACCAACTCCGCTGAGTTCAGCGAGCTTGTCACGGCTGTATCCCGCACGGGCACGGGCACCGCGCACCTCAGCGCCAAGCGCTTCATTGAGTTTCTGGATGTCCATGTGGCCATTGTAGGCCATATTTCGGCCCAAATGGAAACCTGTTCACGCAAATGTGACGAAATCGGCCCGGAGGGGTTGACAATCGGCCCAAATGGGCCGTAAAGTCGTTCGCATGGTCCAAGTCGCCGAGTTCACGGCATCCTCAGTTCGAAGCTTGTACAAGCGTAGCGGGTATTCCATCGCATCACTTGCGGATGAGACTGGTATTCCTTTTACGACATTACGGCGAAGATGCTCGGGGGAGTCCCCCTTCAAGGTCCCTGAGTTGGTTCTAGTTTCATCCGTGTTGGGTGTTCCCTTCCGAGATTTGGTGTCGATTCCCAGTTCGGAGGCTGCATGACTCACGAAGAATGGGTTCAGCGAGTTTTGAGTGAAGCGCCTCCGCTGTCCGAATCGCAGCTAGATCTCTTGCGGCGGGCGTTCTTTGAAATCTACGATCAAGATCATTGAGTGTTGGAAGTCCCGAATGGTTTGAGCGAGTTCGATTCTCGCACGGGACGCGCAGACCGCAGTTGCGGGATTGCAAAATCTGAGTTTCTTCTGACCGTCTCTGGCGGTTTCTTAAGCGATGGTTCTTCATCTGCTGTCGCTGCATGTTCTTTGAAAACTCCACAGTGATGCGTGACGTCGGCTTCGGCCCCTCTGTCGCGGTTGCCTGAACCTCCCCTGTTGACGTGTCCGGGGCCTGTGCCTTGTGCCGGGTTTGAGGGTGGCGATTGCAGGTCTGGGCTTGCTGGTGGTGTACGCATTGTTTGACGTGAAATACGGGACTGTGTTTGTCCTACACCAGTTTTCGAGCTGAGGTAACGCCGTCGAACGTCTTTTGAGAAGTGGCCCCATTCAACGTTGTTGGTTGACATGTGCTGTGGCCGGGTCGTTCCGGCATGGGGCGCAAATTTGTATGTCTGGCGGAGGGTTGCAGCCTTCTGCCGGGTGAAATCTCGTATCCCTGGTGAGTGATTGGAGTTTTCTGATGTGTGAATCTAGCACAGGTTTGTCTGAGGTTACGCAGCGGGCGTTGGTGATGTTGGTCAATGAGAATGCTGAGTTGCGTTGTGAGGTTGAGCGTTTGCGTGAGCAGTTGGATGTGGAGCGTTGGGATTCGTTCAATGCTGTGTTGAGTTGTGGTGTTGATGAGCGTGATGTTGATCGGACGTTTGAGGGTTTGTCGGAGCATGGGGTGCGTAAGCCTCGGGTGATTCAGTTCGGTGAGCCGATTCCTGCTGATGTGCTGATTGTTAGGCCCGACAATGCGACTGACTTCGATCGGTTTGCTGTGCGCCTTGCCGGAGGCGGGTGGCGCTACACCGAAACTCTTGCCGAAGCGCGGGAGCTTCTCAGTTCAGGTCTTCGAGGGTGGCGCAAATTCCAAGTCGATGAGTACCCGCTGACTGAAGTCATCACCGAAACCACCACCACCGCAAAGGCATCCTGATGGCAAACAAACCCCTCAAAGCCGACGAACTCATCCACGAATACAACCACTTCCGTTCATTCGGCTACAGCAACCATGAGATCGGTGTGCGTCTCGGCTACTTCAATCCGGCGCATATGGTGTCGCGGCTTCGTCGGCTTGGTGTGGATACGGATTCGGCGTATGTGGCGCGTGCTCGAAAAGTTGTTGACCGTCTGATTGATTCGGGTGAGCCGTTCACGGTGGAGATGTTGCCGACGTTGGATGAGCCGACGTTGGGTGGGTCGTTGGTGTCGGCGGCTGTTCGTGATGGTCGGGTGGTTGAGGTTGGCCGGTTGGTGTCTCGGCGGGCTCGGCGTGATGCTTTGGTGTGGCGGGGTGCAGCGTCATGACTCTTGAGCAGAAGGCTGACAAGTTTCTTGCTGACCACGGATGGACTGACCCGGAAACTGATCCCGAGAAGATTCGCGGCGTTTGTGCTGGCACCCCAGCAGATATTGATGCGCTGCTGCACGGCCCGGATTGGTTGCGTTCGCGTGTTGGCCGGCGGTGTTTGGTGTGACCGGCGTTAAGCCTGATCGCCCTGACGGGGTGGATGTTGGTTTGGCTGCGGTACTAATCGCTGGCGCTTTCGCTTATCTGCGGGTTAAGGGGTGGTTGTGAGTACTCCTGTGTCGTTGGGCGAGTTGCGGGTGGTGGTGGCGGTGTGTGTCACGTATTTGGTGTTTTGGTCGCAGATCGTTTTCTGAGAGTTGGTGGTTGAGTTGATTAAGCCTGAATCTAAGGTGCCGTGTGACGTGTTTTTGCAGAGGTTTGTGCGTGGTTCTCGGTGGGATGTTGATTGTGCTTTGTGGGGTGGGCATGAGGGTACGCATGTGACTGCTGCGGGTGCCGAGTTTCAGGGGTCGAAGTGACGGCGAGGGTTACTTTGGGGGCGACGATCCCCACCACCCAGTACGGGAATTTGCAGCCGTCGTTTGAGATGGAGGGTGCGACTGTTGATGCTGCGCTTGATGCTGCGGTGTTGACGATGCAGCGGTTTTGGAATTTGGTGTCTGATAAGCCGTTGACTTTGCGTGAGTTGCGTGAGGTTGTTGCGTCTACTGCTGTTGAGTTGACGTGTTGGGCGTCTGGTTCGCGGGTGTTGTTTGATCCTGTGGCGCATCGGTATTCGCCGGGGGAGTGGTTGTCGGGTAGTGCGTTCGCTGGGCGGTATACGTCGGATTTTCCTGCTGATTTGATTGCGGGGAAGATGGCGGCGAAGGCTGATGATGTTGACCCGTCAGATATTTTGGCGATGTGGGCTTTGAATGCTGAGGCGTCGTCGACTTTCGGTACTGCTGTTCATGCGGCTTTGCAGTTGTATGGGACGTATTTGGTTACGTCGCGGGCGGTGAAGGGGTCGAATGAGTCTGCGTTGACGAAGAATCCGATTTTGCGGCCGATCGTGGAGTCGTTCTTTGTTGGGCGTGAGGATGAGCGGGCTGTGTATGAGGTGTTTGTTGCTGATCCGGTGTTGAGGCATTGCGGGCAGATTGACCGCCTGCTGATCACTGGCCCTCGTAGGTTGCGCGTGCAAGATTTCAAAAGCAATGCGACGCTCGACGACAAGGAAACGATCGGCCTGCCGTTCCGGGGTGTGGTCGCATCTACGAAGCTCGGCGCGTACTGGCTTCAACTTTCGTTCTATGCCGCGATTCTCATTCGCCACGGCTGGACGGTTGAAGGTTTGGACATTTTTCATTTGCAGGGTGATGGCTCGTGGGTCACTCATTCGCATGACGTTGTCGATATCAGTGAGGTGATCTGATGAGTTTCGATAAGTCGATGTTGGAGGCGAATGTGCGGGCGATTGCCGCGCAGTTCCCTGACCGGATTTACCGGCAGTCCAAGAAGGCTGGAAGTGGGCCGTCATGCTTCTACGTGCGGAACGGTAAGCCTGATTGTTTGATTGCACAGGGCGCGTTCATGGCGGGTATGGACATTGACACGCTTGCCAGCTTCGATGCAGTTTCAGACGGTGCAGTCGAAAACTCTGGCGCCGAGTATGTGTTCAAGCCATACGGCCTCACTGCGGTCGAGTTGGATTGGTTGAAGCGAGTGCAGCAGTTGCAGGATGACGGCTTCCCTTGGGGCAAGGCCGTTCAGATGGCAGACGAAGGAGAACTGATCCCATGGAAGAAATAAATGGCAGTCCGAGCATTGTGCAGTTGCTCAGCGAAGTATCCAAAGAAGTCGGCGCAGTCAAAAAAGACCAACGCAACACCGGCCAAAACTTCAACTTCCGCGGCATCGACCAAGTAGTCCTCGCCACATACCCTGCGTTCATCAAACACGGAATCGTGATGGTCCCTGAGGTTTTGAATCAGGAGTACAGCTCGTATCAGACGGGTAAGGGCGCCCGAATGGCGTGGGTGCAGGTTCTGGTGAGGTACACGTTCTTCGGTCCTGGCGGCGATTCTTTGGTGTCTGTGGTTCCTGGTGAGGCTTCGGATGCGGCGGATAAGGGGATGTCGAAGGCGATGTCTGTTGCGAAGCGGACTGCGTTGCTTCAGGTACTGCATTTGCCGACTGATGATCCTGATCCTGATTCGGAGTATGTGGAGCGGTCGGATCCTGTTGCGGTGAAGCGTGCAGAGGTGTTGGAGGCTTTGAATACGAAGCGGCCGGCGCGGGAGTTGGTTGAGGTTCAGATGAAGTCTTTGGGGGCTTCGGGTTCTGTGTCTGAGTGTGGGTCGTTGGAGGTTTTGGGGCGGATGTTGGAGTGGGTGAATGACCTTTGAGTGAAACAGAATTGGCGTTGATCGCGAGGGCTACGTATTGGCGGTCGATTGGTATGCCCAGTAAGGCTGATATGGATCCGTCCGCTGGCAGCCTGAACGGGTGGGTTGATGTCGTGCGGGCGATTCGCGAAAGCGGGTTGTGATGAGTGATGAGATTCCGGTGACACCCCTGTACGAACAGCTCGATCAGTCAACCCCCGAATACATCAATGCTCGGATCATGTTTTTGGAGCAGCAGTTTCAAGCCAATCCTGAGCGGTTGGAGTCAGCTCGGCGTCGTGTGTCGGAGGGTAAGGCTGCGTTGCGTAGGGCTGTGGCGGAGGCGACTTTGCGGGTTGAGGGTAGGTCTGCGGATTTGCGTGCTGCTCAGGTTGATTCGGATGCGGGTGTTGAGGCTGCGAGGTCTGAGTGTGAGTTGGCTGAGGTGTTGTTTGCGGCGTTGAGGGATGCGGTGCATGAGGGGTCGAAGGAGTTGAATGCGTTGCAGACTCGGTCGGCGAATTTGCGTGCGGAGATCAATATGTCGGGGAAGGGAAGACCATGAGCGAGATTCGCGGGACTTGGGAGTATGTGCCGTATGGCGGCATGGTGCTCACTGCTGGGGATAAGGCGGGAATATGGCAGGAGGGCTACGACTTTGGAGTCAATGATGAACGTATGAGTCAGGAGGCGACGGGCGGCGAGATCGCGCCTGGGCGCGGCAATCCGTATGCGGCATCCGCCCTGTTCCCGGCAACCGAACCCGCCGAGGAGGAGACGAAAGCGGACCCTTTCAAGGCACTGCACGACGTGATCACGTTCAGCAGCATGGACTTCGGATCAGCGAGCGACGTGGCGTGGATGTACGGCATCGTGGTCGGCTGGGACAACGATGACCCTGATGAGGGAGAGCACCCGCACGCCGCAATGTGGTCGATTGCCCAGCGTTTCAACTGGCCACACCGCAAGGTGGAGGAGCTGAGGAACCTTCGTGCCGAGTGGGTACGTCGAACCTCCTCGCCGGTTGCCCCTGCCCCCATCCCAACCGAGTGGGACCGGATCGAAGACGTACCAGCTGGCGTGACTCGCGTAGAGGATTGCGAAGGCGACACCTGGGTCATTGATAACGGCAAGTGGTACCCACACTGCTTGAACCCGTCATCGCCCGATCGATTCGCCCCGTTCGTTGCGGCCGAGAAAGAGGAAGCATGAGTGTCCTAGAGCCAGAACAACTCGAACGAATCCGGGCAACCTACCCCAACCACCCCGGCATCAAAACCCTACTCGCCTACATCAACACCCTGAAAGATCGCAACGCAAACCTCTCCAAAGCATACCGAGTCACCTGCAACCTCTACGAACAACAATCCATACCCCTCAACAACATCCGCACCCTCGCACGCAAACACCCCCTCCACGAAGGCCAGCCACTCCCCGAAGAACACGCCAAATTCATTACAGGCGTCCACTACTGGGCATCAGAAACACCAGGGCCTCAATGACATCCAACTGGCAACACAAAGCCAAATGCGCACAACCAGGACAACAACCCGCTGACTGGGAAGTTCACAACCTGCCAACTGAAAACCGAAACGAAGCAGCCCGCCAACTATGTGCGGGCTGCCCTGTTTTGCAGCAGTGCGCGGCAGACGCCATCAAACCAATCAACATGACCTCACTTTTAGGCACCTTTGAAGCCCCAGATCTGATTTATGTGTCGGGGGTGGTGCGGGCAGGAGTCCCCACATGAACGCCCTCCAACAGCTCACATCCCTTGCGGGCGAAACGCTGCCAGCCGATCATGCTGGTTTGTGCGGGGTGTGCGGCCGCGGAATGTATTGGCAGCAAACACCACCAGGCATGAGAACATTCGGTTCGGTTGAGCGGGTCCGCGAGCACTGCTGCCGAAGCTGCTACCAACGGACCGCACAACGTTGCGCATTCTGCCGAGGAACATCTAGTACCGGGCAACTCTGCAAAGCGTGCACAAGAGTGTGGGACGCGCCAGGCGTCCTCCAAGTAGCGCAGGCAGGCTGACATGAACGCACTCGTAGAACTCATGTCCATCGCCACACCTGACAACTCCGCAGCCGCGGCATTCGCCGGATACTGCCAACAATGCGGAACCGGCATGTACAAGCGAGGACACAAACAAGCCGCGGCAGGCAGTGGGTGGAGCCTCGCAGCACTCAAAACCACGTGCACCAAATGCTACAAACGGGATTGGCGCCGAAAGCAAGGGCATGCAGAGCGGCCCAAGAGTTCACCTCAATGCTCAAAGTGTGAGCGGCTAATCCGAAGCTGGAGCCAACCAGCAGACACCGGCAAAGTGCGACAGACGGTCGACCTGTGTTCCACCTGCTATCGGAAATCGAAACCCGCTGAGTGCCGATTCACGCACTGCTCGGTGTGCTGTCGAGAAATCGGATCGCCGTCCGCTCACGGTGGCATCGTCCGCCCTGGTGGCATGAAAGACGAGACGTGCCGAACGTGCCAGTGGACTGCCAACTTCAGGCGCCGGCGGAAAGCTCAGACTCCAGCTGGTGCGGGGACTGGCCGTGCGCACACTTACACCTTCGGAGAATTCAGGTGAACCATGAGGAAAACGGGGCCGGATAAAAGAACAGTCCAACTCCTCCACGAACGCGCCGGCGGACTCTGCGAAATATGCGGCTTCGCAGAAGCACAACAAATCCACCACCGCCAACCAAGAGGAATGGGCGGGACCCGCGACTTATCAACAAACGCGTGTTCCAATCTCACTTTCATCTGTCATCTATGTCATGGGCGGATAGAAAGCTACCGATCAAAAGCAATTGCTGACGGGCATATTGTTTCCAAGTTTTGTGTGTCTGCGGAAACCCCTTTTCTTTATCGGGGGACATTGCGGATCCTCGACGATGAAGGAGGTTGGATGAATTGGTCTGGTTCAACGTAGACGATCAACTAGCCGATCACCCCAAAGCGCTCACAGCTGGGAACGCTGCCCTCGGACTGTGGGTCAGATGCGGATCTTGGTCGTCTCGGCAACTTTCCGACGGATTTTTGCCAGAAAATTTAGCAAAATCTTTCGGAAAACCGTCCGAGATCAAGGCTCTTTTGAATGCGGGGTTGTGGCACAAAGTGGAGGGCGGTTACACCTTCCATGAATGGCCCCAATACCAGCGCTCAGCTGCGGAAATAAAGGCGAAGCGTGAAGCTGAGAGGGTGCGGAAGGCGGCGCAGCGTGGTGCGGGTGTCCCAGTGGGACAACCAGTGGGACTCCCACCCGGAAGTGATTGGTCCAATACCAATACCCATACCAAAGAAGTAAAAGATACGCCGAAGCGGGCCGTGGACAGCGCCGAGTTCAACCGCTTCTGGGAGGTCTACCCGAAGCGTGAACAGAAAGGGCAGGCAAGGACGGCATTCGCGAAAGCGCTAAAGCTGGTTGATGTTGAAACAATCATTGAAGGCGCCGAACGATATCGGGATAGTCCGAAGCGGAATCCTAATTACACCAGGAACGCTTCGACTTGGCTTAATGGCGAAGGGTGGGCCGATGAAGTGACACCATCCTCTAAGCCTGTTCCTGCTGGGGAGCGATTGTGGGAGGAATGATTTTGATTGAATGAAGTTGAGTATGACCGTGAAGTGGCTTGGGATCGGCTACTTGAGCAGTCTTTGTTGGGTGTGTGTATTTTGCATCCGGATTCTTCGGGTCAGGCTTTGCTTACGATGTCTCCTGATGATTGGTATCTTCCGGCGCATAAAGAGTTGGCTGCGGTCATTACTAAAATGTTGCGTACGGGGCAGTCGGTTGATGCTATTACGGTTGCTGGTCAGGTGCAGGCGCAGGGCTTGACTATCAATTGGGATCCGATGAAAGTGTTTTCTTTGACTGAGTTGCCTTTTAGGGCTGAGTCGGCGTCGGATATGGCTGATCGGTTGAGGGAATTGTCTGGGCGTCGGAAGCTTTCTGATGCGTGTGTTCAGACGTTGGAGCGGATGCGGTCGTTATCGGATTTTGATGGTGCTGCGGATGTTCGTGCGGCGACTTCGAGGTTGCGGCAGGCGTGTGATTCTGCGGAGGAAACGGCGACTGATCGCGCTACTCCGTTGCCGCGTGGGATGGGGGACTTCCTTTCGGCCCCCTCAGAGGCCCGCCAGTGGCTTGTTCCGGGTTTGCTGGAACGGATGGACCGGACGGTGATTACTGGCGCTGAGGGTGGCGGTAAGAGCGTGTTGTGTTCTCAGATCGCTGCTTGCCTCGCCGGCGGTGTTCACCCGTTCGGCGGGAATGTGATGGGCGACGGTAGTCATGCGGTGCGGGTTCTCGTTATTGATTGCGAAAACTCGGACGATCAATCTCGGCGCAGATATTCGTGGGTTATTGATCGGGTTAAAACATTGCGGGAACGTGATGGGTTTAAGCCGGTCGATTGGAATGAGCAAATGTGCATTGACACTAAACCGGCGGGAATTGATTTGCTTTCGGGTAAACACATTTCTTGGTTGGAGCATGCGGTTAGTGAGCTTGCGCCGGATCTGCTGGTTTTGGGGCCGTTGTACAAGTTGCATCATCGGGATCCTTCTGAGGAGTCGTCGGCGCGTGAGGTTGCTTGGGCGATTGACGGGTTGAGGGAACGGTATGGGTTCGCTCTGCTGACTGAGGCGCATGCGGGCAACAGCAATGACATGCAGGGGCAGCGGGTGATGCGGCCGATCGGTTCGTCGTTGTGGCGTCGGTGGCCTGAGTTTGGGTTTGGGATTCGGCGGGCTAAGGACGATCCGAATAAGGCGCGGGCTGAGGTTGTGGATGTTGTGTCGTGGCGTGGTTCGCGTGAGGAGCGGGCGTGGCCGACGAAGTTGTCTCATGGGCAGACGTTGCCGTGGGTTCCTGATGCTGAGTATTACGACTCGATGAATAACTATGTGTAGGAGTGGTTTTGTGACAGTTCGTGGACTGTTTGACAGTGTCGCATTCTGGATGGTTCTGGACGTTTCGGTGCTGCTACTCAACTTGAGTGCCGTGTTGTTCGGTGAGCCGGATGTTTGAAATTGGTTGGCGGTGGGCGCGTTCGCGGCCTGGTCGATTGTCGATGTTCAGGATTACTTCGTGTTGGGGAAGCGGGTACGGCCATGAGTGTTTTTGATGATGTACGAAAGTTCAATGAGGCGTGTGGTGTTCCGCTGCGGTCAACCCCAGGCGACATCCCAGACGATGAGCTTGATTTGGCATTGGATCTGATCGGCGAGGAAATCAACGAGCTGGACGATTCGATCTCGATGGATCTGCCGCTGTCTGAGACTGCCGATGCGATCGTGGATTCGATCTATGTGCTGATTGGTTTGGGTTTGCGGATGGGGATCCCGTTGCAGGCTGTGTGGGATGAGGTGCAGCGGTCGAATATGGCGAAGGTGGTTGGCGGGGTGGTGGTTCGTGATCCTGGGACGAACAAGGTGTTGAAGCCTGCTGGGTGGCGTGCTCCTGATGTCGCCGGCGTCCTGAAGGCAGCTTCATAGTCGCGTCGATAGTCCCCAAATATTCTGTTACACAACACTTAGTGAAAGAAAAAACACATGGCACTCGCAACAACCACCGGCCGCGGCTTCATCATCAGCGACCTCGACTTCAAATTCCTCCCCTCAGGACAAGCAGTAGTCAACTTCCCCGTCGCCTTCAACCGCTCAAAGAAGAACGAGCAGACCGGCGAATGGGACCGCACCCACGAAATCGTCTACCGGGCAGCAGCATTCGGTGCGCTCGCCGAGTTCATCCAAAACAACTACGCCGCCAAAACAGAAATCGATTTGACGTTTGAGGCGTTTCAGCGGAAGTACACGACGAAGGAGGGGGAGGAGCGGGTGTCGTTGGATGCGATTGTGACTCAGGTTGCGGCGCCGTTCAAGCGTGATGGTGGGGGCGGTCAGTCGAATGCTCCTCGGACGCGGGCTGTGGCGAATGAGGGCGGTTACTGATCGTCTGATTTGTTCTGTTTCTAGGGGCGCATCTGTTGGTTGGGTGCGCCCCTTCTTGTACCCGAAAGCAGGCACACATGAGTAAAACAGCACTACACATCGGTGAACCCGCCGGCAACTGGCCCGGAAACGCCCAAATCTACCTACTCTCCCAACCCCACCACGAACACCACCGGGTCATCGTCTGGACCATCCAAGTACCAGACCCGAAAGATCCTGACGCCGCGAAAACGGAAACCCTCATCAGTGGCGAAGACGGATACGCCATCCACGGCACATACAACCAAGATCACCGAACAGCATTGCGGGGCATCGGGTATGAACTGGTTTCAGCGGGCAGCGACACGATTGTTGACCTGGTTCGCGCCTATCACTCAGCCGCTGGTGGTCCAACACCCCCCGAACAGGGCTTCCCGTCGTGGGAGCAGGAAACGTTGAATGTGGCGGCTGTCGATGAGTCGGTTGCGGCGTATCGGGTTGCTGTCGCTAACGGCGATTTCGATGGTGTTGGTTCGGGTTTGGCTCGGATTGTGGTTGATGCGGTGCGTGCTGCGTTGACGTACGGGTTGTCGTTGGATGTGCTGGTTCGCAAGCAGACGGGGGCAGTCAATGTTGGTTGATGGTTTGTGTGTGCGTTCTGAACTGCCGCCCGAATGGTGCTGGCATTGCAGGGGTTTGCCTGATGACCCGTTTGACGGTGCGGGGGAGGAATCGGATGCCTGAGACGAATCCACTGGTTTGGTACGACTCGATGACAGAGGAATTTGCAACAGCGCAATTCGGATTCCCCTACGTTTGGCATGAGCTTCAAAAGCATGTCGACAACGATGGATGCGAATGGGGCTCTTGCAAATCGGGCAACAGGTGGGAGTGGGAACGCTTAACTAGGCCTGCACCTGACGGTTGGGCAGATCCAGGCGCAGACCCAGACGCCGACCGGAACAAACCCGAAACAGACCCCACAAACCCCGACTACTACAAATTCCCCAACGGTGCAGAAACCATCGACATCACCGAATGGCTCAGCGGATGCGGCGCACAAGCAGTCCAATACATTGTGCGAGCCACCCGCACAGACGGCAAAGTCAAAGGCGACCCCATCGAAGACCTCACGAAGACACTGTGGTTTGTGAGGCGGGAGATTGATCGGCTGACGGCGCAATCATGAAGCCCTGCGTCGACTGCATCGCCGAAAACATCACCACGAACCGGCCGATCGCGATAGACAAACGAACCGGCAAACCAGTACCGGGGCCGCGCTGCATGAGCCATCACCGCGCCAAACGCACAGCCACCCGAGCAAGAAACCACGCACGCTACGTAGAGAACACCTACAAGCTGCCGCCAGGAATGTACCCCGCAATCCTGGCGGCACAAGGCGGACGCTGCTTCATCTGCCAGAGGGCGTCAGGTAAAGCGCGGATGCTCGCCGTCGACCATGACCACAGTTGCTGCCCTGGCGGGGAGTCGTGCGGCAAATGTGTTCGAAGCCTTCTCTGTTCGCCGTGCAATCAACTGTTGGGGCATTTGCGGGATGACGTGGAGGCGTTGCGTCGGGCGGTTGTGGTGATTCGGGATAGGCCCGCTCAGGCGGTTATCAATTCATTGAACTAGGAGAACCTATGACTGGATTCACTCCCGAAGAATGGCGAACGGCAGCACGAGTTGCTCGGCGCAGCATCTTCACTGAAGGAAATCCTGATCTGGCTGATGCATGGGACAAGGCCGCAGATCAGGCAGAGGCGAGGCTCATTCCTGCCGGCGGTATGGCACTCACCGCCGAACAGGTGGATGGGTTGAAGTTTGCACTGGAAGCCGTGACGAGTGTCGCCGATGCTTCACCGGAATTGCGGCGCACTCCGAGCACTCCGATCAGCCGCCTCGTCAAATTCCTCTGCGCCCTGTTCCCGGAAACCGAACCCGCCGAGGTGAAAGGTCGGGATTTCCTCGACGCCTTGCCTACTGAGCCTGACTGCTGGGACGTCTGCGAAGGCCAACCCGCCCCTGCCGAACCCGCCGAGGAGGAGACGAAAGCGGAGGCGTTGCAGGACGTCGAGGTGATGCAGTGGGACGGCACCCGCAAATCCATTCAAGCGATCTGCGATTGGGTCAACAACTTCGACGACGAACTCGACGACCCCACGATTTCCTACTGCTTCTCGAGCGCCGCGCCTGATGACGTGCTCGACGTGTCCCTCACAACCAATGAAGGTGATTTTGTGCGGGTTTCGGATGGCGACTTCATCGTCCGCGACATGCAGGGCAACTTCTACCGACGTGACCGCAACGCCTACACGACTGTTGCTGCCTCCTCGCCGGTTGTCCCTGCTCCCGCCGAAACCGAGTGGCCTTCCTTGGATGCCGTGCCCAGTCACGTACGTCAGGTGTGGGACAAGTTTGGCGTCGAATACCGGGTTCGAGTCAACGGCCGCTGGAGGATTCGCCGACCAGCGGGCGAGTGGGCGGAGATCACCATCCCGCCAGCCAGCTTCGACGACTACGCCCCATTCACGGCACCCCACCCAACAGGAGACGAGCAGCGATGACCACACGAAACCCGAAAATCGTCACCCTGTGCGGGTCGATGCGATTCTTCGACAAGATGCTCACCGTCGCTGCCGAGGAAACAGCAAAAGGCCACATCGTGATCGCGCCGTTCTCTGTGGTCGCGAAGGAAGACCAGGGCAGCGATTTCAAGAAGATGCTCGACGAGCTGCATTTCCGGAAGATCGACATGGCAGACGAAATCATCGTCGTGACAGACGAAAACGGGTACATCGGGGAATCAACGCGTCGCGAAATGGTGTACGCGATCCAGACCGGAAAGTTCAACGGCGCCGACAATGTTCGCGAGATCCCGTCCTCGCCGGTTGTCCCTGCCCCCACCGAAACCGGACCGTGGCCGACATGGGAAGCGGGGCCGGAAGGGGTGACCGTCAAGTCTGCGAATGGCGAGAGGTTCCGCAAGACCGGAGTCGGCGCTATCCATCTCCTCACAAACGGCGTGGGCGACTGCTGCAAAATCTCCGTAGCTAATGACCTTCAGCCCGCCCCGTTCGTTGCGGCCGAGGAGGGGTGAGCATGAGCGAAGGACTCTTCGACGTGAAACTCGCCTACCAAGGCGACCCACTAAACCCCGACCTCGACATCCCAACCCCAGCCAGCATCGTCGCCACACTCAACAAACCTCAACGAGAAGAACGCGTGATGCGGCTCGTACTGCAAGCCGACCACATCCTCAACGAAGCCATCCGCATTCACGGCAACGGCAAAACCATCGCAGCGAAATGCGTACTGTTCTCCGGCGGCAACGACAGCACAGTCCTCGCCCACATCATGCGAGGACAAGCCACACACGCCATCCACGCCAACACCACCATCGGCATCGAACAGACACGCCAATTCGTACGCGACACCTGCCAGAACATGGGGTTGCCGCTGATCGAGAAGATCGCACCCACCTCGTACCGCGATCTCGTGCTGGAACGCGGATTCCCCGGCCCAGCAATGCACTTCAAGATGTACACCCGCCTCAAAGAGCGATGCCTCGAAGCGGCGAGGCGGGAACTCGTCACCGACGGGCGCAGGCAGCGAGTCGTATTCATCGCCGGCCGGCGTCGTCAGGAATCAGAACGGCGCTCGGAGATCCCACTGCACGAGCGGAAAGGCTCGACGATCTGGGCGTCCCCACTGGCGATGTGGACGAAACCGGACATGAACACCTACCGGCTCATGCAACGCGAAGCAGGAAACCCGGTGCCGGTGAACGAAGTCTCCGACCTGATCCACATGTCGGGTGAGTGCCTGTGTGGGGCGTTCGCGAAACCGGACGAGTTGGAGGAGATCAGGATCTGGTTCCCCGACGTAGCGGCTCAGATCGACCAGCTACAGAGGGATGTTCGTGCTGCTGGGCATCAGCCTCCGTTTGACACATGGGGGCATGGCGAGGGGAAGCCTTCGAAGTCTGGGGCGATGTGCAGTTCATGTGCCGGTCAGTACGAGCTATTCGAGACAGTCAGGAGCGTCGCATGATCAGGGACCACAATGCCAGCACTGCGATCAAGGTTTTGGCCGCGCATCAAACCGACATGGATGGCGACTGCTATTGCCGTGAGTTCGATTTCAGGTTGGACGAAGGAGACATTCATGCATCTCTCACAGAGTCCCACGCCGAACATGTTCTGGAGGTGCTGTCCAAGACCCACGAGGTCGTCCTGAGGAGCAACATTCCGGAGGGGATGGGCGCAGGTGGCGGCGTGACTGGGGTGGATGTTGAGCACACGAAAGCGCTGGAGCAAGTCGCAACCGATGGCGGTTGGGCGATCTGGCGGGACCTCGACGCTGGCTTCTATGTTGTCGGGGAAGAAAGTGGAGTGATCCCGGAAGGCGCGGACCACGTTGACGGCGAGCACAACCCGGTCGCTCACGTGTACGTCGCGACCGACGCAGCTTTCATCGTCTACGCCCGGACTGCGGTGCCCGCCCTGGTTGCGGCTGTCGAGCGAGTCCAAGCGATCGCCGAACACTGGTCCACCTGCCCCAAAGGTGACTACGACTGCCACGACTGCAATTACAACCGCCCCGAGGCTGGGGACCTACTTTTCGAAGCACTCAAATTGGAGACACCATGAGCGAGATCAAGGTTGGCGACCTCGTAGACCTCAAGCCGGAAGTGATGTTCGGTCCGATCGGCCCGCCACTCAAAGTCACGCGCATCACGAGGAATTGGCTGTATGCACGGCGCGAGGGTCGACTAGCGGTGTCCGTACAAGTTCGGATTGACGATGTCACTCCAGCGAAGCCGGAAGGGGTGTCGTCGTGACCGCGCCTGATCCGGGGTTGACCGACCTCATCGCAGCGCACGAGTGGGTTCAGGTCGCCCCGCTCAGCTCTACAAGAGGAATTCATACGCGCAGCTTTGGAAGGGGAACAGCAATGAGCGAACACAGGTCGCATGTCAGGTTCGCAACCGAAGACGGGTCTATCGTTTGCTGGCCCAACCCGCACGACCCCAACGAAATCGAATGGAAACTTCGGTACGCACCGGACTCCATAACCAGGGCGGACATGATGGTCGCCGCATCGGTAATGGACGCCTACCGCAACATCATCAACCTCGATTCACGCACACGACAGTTGCGGGTCATGCAGCTTCGCAAAGCATCCAAGCCTTCTGAGGAGTCGTTGTGAGTGACACCGCGCTACCCGAAGTCGCAACCGCAAACAGTCCCGATGTGGAGATGTGCACCATCGGCGATGTAGACCACGACTGGCGACCCCACGAGTACCTCCAGTTTAACTACCCGCACATCTCATGGCGCTGCGTCTGGTGCCACGCCGTCGCATGCGGCGACTACACCGAGACCGACCCGTGCATGCAGCCCTACCACCACCACACAAACCACCTGTCCCGCTCCGGCATTCAATGGCCACTCGGCGGCGACCGACCCGAGGAGTCGTTGTGAGTGAGATCCGATCACAGGCCACACCCGCGAGAGACGAACTGGCTGAGACGATCCCGTATGACGAGATGCGGCGACTGTGCGGACTGCCCGACATTGAGCACCTCGAACTGATGGCCGTCATCCGAAAGCATGGACTGAACCAGGCAATCAGCTTCATGCAACTGACCGGCACTTTCCAACAGCAGGAGGACGGGCGAATTCAGTGGACGCCCGATCCGTCGCCTTGGTGGGTTCCAGTCGATGAGCCGTCAATCAAATCAACCCAATGGAAATACGGCCGGAGTACCGGAATCGTAGGCGGCTTCCTTGGCGGGCGTGAACCTGAGGTTGCGACCCCGCTGCCGAAACCGTCGACCAGTCCGCCGATGTGGGCGAACAACCCAGCCCGCACACGCAGAACCGCATACAAGCCAACCAGGCGGGTGAAATAACCGCCCACACAATGAACTGTGAGTCATCTGAAAGGCGTTTACGTGGACGAAGTTGAAGAGCTAATTAACGACACCTACGATGCGGTCTCCTGGATACGGGAACGCATATCTCCGTTTGTTGTTAAATCGGATTCCAAGTCAAACAACCTCGTAACAGAAAGTGACGCCGGTTCTGGAAAACACTCCAAGTGGAACATTGGGGCGGGCATCACTGCGGACGATGATCCCGAGAATATGATCCCAATGGAGCGTGTCTCTACTGGGGAGAAACCTAAGTCTAAACCGCCATGCAATGTCAATGCGATTGATGACGCTGACGACGAGGTTGCGGCGCTAGCGGTTGTGTATTCAAGTCTTGGTCGCAGTTTCCCTCGGCCAGTTTGGCGAGTCGGAGGCATCGTAAGGGGCGTTCTTTATGAGGATCTGAGGCCGATCCGAAGGATGTCTAAAGAACTGTTGGATGAATACCGTGAAGGGTGGCGCCCGACAAGCCGGGAACTTGAGGAGCTTCAGAGGGTGCGGTACGGAAATTTTCGCAAGTACCCGGAGTTGGATGTTTTTCTGTCGATGGGCCGAGTTGAGCGACCAGACCGGCCGGATGTTTCTGACATGGCGTTGTTCGACGTGGAGTGAGGTTGGCCGATGGTGCGGCGATTGTGGTTGATCGAACCTGATGCTTCTCGTTTTATTGGGCGTTCGGGCCGTACCATTCGGAATTGGCGACGCATGGGTTTAGTGGAATGCAAAAAGTATCGGGGTAATTGGGCGTATGAGAAGGATTCGTTGCGGTGGGCGCGTGATGAATCGCGGCGGCGAATGATGGCGCTGCCTCCAGGCCCGGGCAGGCATCGGGGTTTGGATGTGAATCAGGATGCTTTGTTTGAGGTAAAGCCTCTTCCAAGGTGACTGTTAGTGTTGTGGGTGTAGTTGGTTGGTGTGGGTTTGGGAGCCTCAGATTGTATCGGGTCCCGGCGGCTGATCAGCTTGGTAGCTGGAGATGAAATAGTTCTCTGAGCGCCGATTCCGGGTGGGGAGTAGGAGCTGTTTTGTAGCGGCAATCTCCTTCCTGTCCCGCGCATGGTTGCCGAGGATTGCCTAAGGTGCTGCCACCTTTCCCGTTCAGTCGGTTGGCCCTCGGAGCCTCGGAGTTGCCCCTCTCCGTTATCAATTGGGGCCACAGCTTGGAGGTAGGCCCCAGTCCGGTTTGCGTGCATGAGATCGCCGCACATAGACCCCTGGGGTGTGAAACCTCAACGCCGAGACCGTCGACCGCTTGCCTCGGCACATAATTGAATAGATTCCTCTGAGCTTGCGGTAAGTGCTGGGAGTGGGAGACCTTTGGTGCTCTGCCCGGAATGCAGGTTCGAGTCCTGCCGGGGGAACGATGGGCGGTTTGTCGACCGCCCGCATCAGATCCACAGGATGGATTGCAAAGGCGCACAAATCGGCACGGGAAGCTCTTGCAGGGGCAAATGATCCGCGTCCGACTACAGCCCGTATGAAGGCCGACTTACCCACTCGTAGGCAACGCTGCAAACGGACGCCTGGGGAATTTTTTGAAGCGATCTAGCGAGCGGATCGTGGAGCCTGACCTTCTGCGGTTGGTCAGGAAGTTGCTGCCCGTATTCCCGCCGGATGACGGGACTGGGCAGCAGCGCATGCCAGTGAGGCAACTGTTGGATCGTTGCAGCGGACTGTAAATCCGTCGCCTTCGGGCATCGGGGGTTCAATTCCCTCCACTGTGCACTTGGGGTTGGTGAAGTGGTATCACGACGGTCTCCAAAACCGTAGTCGCGAGTTCGATCCTCGCACCCCTTGCCATGGCAACGTAGCTCAGTTGGTAGAGCGCTCGGTTGAAGCCCGAGAGGTCGCAGGTTCGAACCCTGCCGTTGGCACGTTTATCTCTCCATCAATCAATCGCCTTCAACTTCGAATCTTGGTGCGCCATGCGTAAAACCGTATGCCTCTTCACAACAGCAGCCTCACTCACACTCGCGACCCCACTGTTCGCCGCGGCAATCGCCAACGCTGAACCATGTGCGGGCACAATCGATGTGGCGGTGGACGGAACTGGCGCAGTCAACCACCCCAACTCGATCCCCTCCATTCATGCGCCGAACGCTGTTCATGTGCAGTATCCGGGGAGCATTTGGCCTCTCGGTCCGTACACCTATGATCAGTCGGTTGCTGCGGGTGTGGCGGAGACGAAGCGGGTTGTGCGTGAGCAGCATTCGCGTTGCCCGCAATCAACGGTGCGGGTGATCGGTCATTCGCAGGGTTCTCGTGTTGCTGGTGATGCGATTGAGCAGTTGGCTGCCGAGGGTGATGTGAGTTTCATTGATGCTGAGCTGTATTCGGATCCGCGCCATAAGGGTAAGGGCGTTGAGGTGATGGTGCCGCTTGGTCTTCCTGGGAACAGGTTTATGGGTGAGCGTGGTTCGTTTGGGGCTGCTGAGGTGGAGCAGGTGTGTGTCGCGGGCGATCCGATCTGTGATTTCCCGGATGTGGTTCGTGAGCCGTTGAAGGTGTTGGACATTGTTCCTGGCTACACCAATTTGCATGGTGCGTATCCGGTTGGTGTGGTGAATGAGGTTGATGTTCCTGCTGCGCCGGCGCCGGTTGTGTTGTTGCCTGAGTTGCCACCATTGCCGCCGTTGCCGAATTTGGTTGAGCCGTATGTTGCTCGGCCGTTGTCGGTGTATGTGCCGGTTGAGGTTCAGGGGTTTGTGCCGCGTGGGGTGTTGGATTGGACTCCTCCGCCGTTGCCGCCGTTGCCTGTTATTCCCCCTTTGTTTTAGGAGTGTCAAGTGTCGCGGATGATCTTCCCGTTCGAGGAACCTGAGGTAGACGGCCCGATCGGATGTGCGATGGTCGTTGACTTTGGGGATGGGTGGCGGTCTGTCGGCACTCTCACTGGGGTTGGTCCGGTGAAGGTTGATGAGTACGGGCTTGTGTCGTATGAGATTTCGTTTGAGCCTCAGCGCACTTTCTCGGCTACGTTTTCGACGCCTGATCCGGATGGTGCTGTGTGGAGTTTGCTGTCTGGCGCCGAGCCTTCGCGTGTGGTGAATCGGGTTAGCCCTGGTTTGAAGAAACCGCCAGCAGAGTACATCCCAGGATCTTTCGGGGAAGCAACCAGCACGATCGCCAAGAGACTCGACCGGCTGATCCGGCAGGTTGCTGCAAACACATACATTCCGCCGCAGTACTGGGTGAGTCCTGATGTTTCGCGCATGGATCGCTGAGGTGATTGATCGCGGCTACGACAAGTTTTATGCGTACATGAAAGGTCGGATGGGGTTGTGACTTTGGTTGAGGTTGTGGCTGAGTTGCGGGCTGCTCGGTGTGCGGGTTGGTTGTCTGTGGTTGCGGTGTTGGAGCCGTTGGTTGATCGTTTGTTGGATGATTGGAGCAGCACCGAATGACTGTCGATTTGAATGCCCTTGATATGAGTTCGGTTTGCGCCCATTGCGATCAGCCGATCTGGATGGCGTCGAATGGCGACTGGAAGCATTACGAGAGTGGTCGCTGGCTGAACAGGTGTCAACGCGTCGCCAACTATGGAACCGATGCCACACCCAAGCTTTCCGAGGAGTCATTGTGAGCGGGGATATGATTAATGTTCTGGCGAGGTACGGCGACACCCTGGCCTGCCCCGGCTGCGGTGAAACGCTGACACTCGACCAGATGGACGGTTGGAGAAACGACAACGGACTCACCTGCGTGGGTCGCACAACTCACTCGGACCACATCGCCACGGAGTTGCGATGAGCATCCTGGCAAGTATCGTGATCGGACTGGTAATCCCTCCCGTGTTTCTGCTGATCGTCCAGTTCCTCGTGGGTGACCCGAACATGCTCAAAGACGCGTGGGAGTGCAGGCGTCGACCATTCAACGGCAAGGCTGCGGGGGAGTCGTCGTGATTGGGATCCGATCGCGGCAGGCCGACTGATGTTCGGTGTTCTGTGGATGATCCTCCACATCATAATCAAAGGCTTAGGAGCAAACCAATCCCAAACATAACCATCTACAGCAAAAAGAACTGCCCCGCATGCAAATTCACCATGAAGAAACTCGACAACAACGGCACCCCCTATGCGGTTGTGATGGTCGATGAGGATGCGGATGCGTTGGCTTTGATTCAGTCTTGGGGGTTTACGTCTGCCCCTGTGGTGGATGCTGGTGGCGCGGGTCGGTGGTCTGGGTATTCGCCGGATCGGTTGGATGGTTTGCGGGTTGGGCCTGTTGTGCGTGAGGTTCATCGGTTTGTGGGTGTTGAGGATCGTAGTTCCGTCGAAGACAAAGGGTAGGCATGAAGCTAACTCCAATCGAGTGGTGCGCAAAACTTGGCTACAGAATCGCTGATCCAGACGGATGGCGGACGAGGGCTGCACCGTCGTGGGATACGCCGATCGACGAGGCGGAATTCCTCGGCCGAATGGGTGTGTCGACATGCATGTTTGATGGCGCGAAGCAGACGTAGCGAAGGCAAGGGGGTAACTGTGGACGGCGATGCTAAGTGGTGGCGGACATACGATGTGGATCGAGTCCAAATTAAGACGACCGACATCAAGTATCGGGAGCCAGGACCGATGGGGGTGAGCCAGATTATTCATGCTGCAACATCAGCAGAGTCCGTCCTCTTGTCGGATACGTACAGGCATCCAGAACGGCCTGACGCCTTCATGTCCCCTACATCGGCGCTAGTCACTACCTCAAAGTGGGAGCCTTCGTACGCAGACGTTTATTGTGCTCGACCGCCTATCGGGGCTAGATGGCTGGAGGTGATGTGAGTTGCTTTGCAGGATAGGTGAATGGAAACAAACCCTAGACGCAGACGATGTCCGCGAGTTCGACCGTTACCTCGATGAGGGTGGTTCTATGGCGGGGTTGTGGGCTGAGTGTCGGAGTGTTGGTTTGGGTTTGAAGTTGACGGCGTTTAAGGATCATGAGCGGGGGCGCTGCCGCTGTGATAAGTGAAGAGATCCGCGAACAAGCTGCATGCCGAATCGCCATGGCGCTGCACCTGTTCGAAGGAAAGAGTGCATGGGATAGCAGTATTGCAGAGTATTTGCGCTATCACCCTTCGGGCAGTGCGCAATGAGTTAGGGGATGAGGGTGAGCCGAACTTGGAAAGACAGCCGCGAACAGAAACTTGAACACTGGCAATCCACCTACACCCCATCCCTATTCAACAAACTGTGTCGGCAATCCGCACGGAATCAGGCGCGCCGCGACTTTCAGCGGGGTAGGGAGCCGGCGCCGAAGTATTCGGTTGAGAAGTTGTGGTGGTGGTGACCATGAGTAGAACATTCAAGACTGACCCGTTCTGGGTGAAACTCCAACACCCCGAACGCACAGGCATCCATCCCGTTGCCCGCCACGATCACAGCATCACCCCCTGCAACCTTCCATCTTCCCCTGCGGTGTCGTCGTATGTGTTCGGCGATTGCCGGTGGGAGTGGAAGTACAGCGGTGTGAATGAGTGTGGTTGCCGGATGTGCACGAATTATTGGCAGCGGCGTTGGGATCGTAGGCGGTTCCGTAATCATGAGCGGCGTGTGACTCAGCGATGGCTTGATGAGTACGAAGAAAACTGTGCGGCCTGTCCGGTGTGTGGTGATCCTGAATGCCAGGGCAACGGTCCCCTCGAAGACAAGTGGTACATCGGCTGTTACGCGTAGGAGGCCCGGATCAACATGATAATCAACATGATCGAACGCATCCGCGCCATCTGCAAACTCGCCCGGACATGGGTGATCTGACGGGTGCCTGATGATCCGCGATTTCACTACTGCCACATCAACTAGGAGTTGGACATGGCGGCGCTCGTATTCATCGCAGCATTGCTTACCCCGGCAATTCTGCTGACCGTCCTGGTGTCGATCGACGAACACCAACGCACGACATATCGAAGAGACCGCAGAATATGACAGACACACAATCTAGGAGCTGAACCGATGGGCGCACTCGCCAACAAACTCAACCCAGCCAGTGCCCCCACCACAAACACGGACGGGCAGGCGCGCACCACAACAATCACCGGACCCCACGATGACAGCAGCTATGAGGGGATACTTAGCTCCTGCCGTGAACCGGTGACAGTGAAGTTCGCTGCGCCCCCGTCCGTCTACCGTAAGTTCAAGGATGACGGCAGTTTGGCGTTCACCACCTACCGCTACAAACTCGCCCCGAAACCCGATCAGCGGGACCTTGAACAGTTGATTGCGCAAGCTACGAAAGCGCCGGCACATCAGCCAGATCAAAGCACTGGTGCGCACTGGTTTGTGTTTCAAGCCGGAGACCTCCAGATCGGCAAACGATCACGCGACGGCTCAACCGAGCAAATCGTGGAACGCTACCTCGAATCCGTTGACGCGGCAGTCCAAGAGTTCAAGGATCTGAAACGTCACGGCATCGAGGGTGTTCAGATTTGTTTCCCCGGCGACTGCATCGAAGGCATCGTCTCCCAGGGCGGTAAGAATCAGTGGCTCACTGAGGACACGATCACTGAGCAGTTCAGGATTTTGCGGCGCCTGATGTTGCATACGGTGGAAGCGTTTGCGCCACTCACTGATCGGGTGTTCATGGATACGGTTAACGGTAATCATGATCAGGCTCAGCGTCAGTTGAATACGTATCCGGGTGATGGTTGGGCTACTGAGTCTGCGTTGGCTGTGAAGGATGCTTTGTTGTTGAATCGGTTGGCGTTTGGTCATGTTGAGGTTCGTGTGCCTGATAAGTGGGCTGGGTCTATGACTGTGCCGGTTGGTTCGACGTTGGTGACTGTGGCGCATGGGCATCAGTGGTCGCGGGGTAAGGGTATTGATTGGTTGTGTAAGCAGGATTTTGGGCGTCAGGATGCTCGTGGTGCGCAGGTTTTGCAGCATGGTCATGAGCATGAGTGGTCGGTGGGTTCGACTCGTGATGTGATGCGGGTGTGTTCGCCTACTTATGATGCGGGCTCTGATTGGTTTCGTGAGAAGAGCGGTGGCGACGGTAAGCGTGGCGGGTTGGCGTATTTGTTGCGCGCTGGCGAGGTTTCCAGGATGAGTCTCGTTTGATGGCCGCACTGGTCGCGGTTGCGGTGTTGATGCTGTTGTTCTGTCTGGTGTTTCTGCCGGTGTTGTGGTTGCGCGATGAGAAGCGTTCTTCGGAGCGTCATATTGAGTCTCTTCGGCGGCTTGAGCGGTATTGGTCTAGTCGTGTGGGTTGACTTGTCTATGTCAACTGTTTCGGGTTGACGGAGGTTCTGATGACTGAACGGCTAGAACAGGCATACGCCCAATTCGATGTCGCCCTGCGTGAACTTGTTGCCGCATCCGATGAAGCGTCAGGCACTGAGGATGGTTGGTTGGTGACTGATTATGTGACTGTGGTTGGGCAGCAGTTGTTTCGGGGTGGTCAGCGGGTTGATTCGTGTCCTTCGGTGTTGTTTCCGTTTGGGTCTCAGCCGTCTTGGGTGACGCATGGTTTGTTGGGTGCGGTTGATTCTTGTTTGGTGGATGTGGAGGCCGAAACGTGAGTGAGTTTTCTGTTGGTTCAACGGGTGAGATTGCGACAGTGGAGGATCGCGGGTATGCGGTTCGACTGTGGGACCAAGACTGGCTTCTAGTCGCCGAGAAACCTGTCAGCCAGAAGATTGAGAGTTTCGTTGCTGAGCATGTCGCGCCCGGTTCGTACTTGCATATGACGGTGGACCGTCCAGGCGGGGATCGTTGGTCGGGCCGAGCTGAGGTATCAGTGACATTGACTAGCGATTACGAGTGGCTGAAGGCGATGGTTACTGAGCCAAACCCTTGGCTTCGAAGGGCGCTGCAGTGATTGAGTATCCGTTCGAGGGGGATCTGCTTGCAGTGTTTGAAGCTGTAGCGGTCCCGCGGATCGTTGATGAAACTGTTGGCGCGCTGTGCGGGATTGTAGGGATTCCTTGGGTGTCGTGTGAGGTGAACAAGATTCTGTCGGATGCTGATTGGCGTCGGCGGATGATAGCTAAGGGCGGATGATGGGCCACTTCTCAAAACAGGAAACAGAACGACAGAACGGCGGGCGACTCGAAGGAGTTAACTCGGTTCACGAGGATGGAACGATTATCCCGTTGGAGCCTGGGTTTCCGCCGTATGTGATCAATGATTCTAGGGCGCAGAGGTTTGCGTCGGTGTTGGCGGTGATTAATCGTCCGCGGCCGATGTGGCATGAGGGTGAGGGTTGTTCGGTGAACTCCTGCTGCTGCGACCCGATGGAGGCCAACCAGTGAAGCTGTACATCCTCGTCAACTACGGCCCAGACGGTGAACCTGTCTTAGACATGGGCGGCGAACGCTCATACAACGCTCGACGGCGAATCTTCACCAACGAAAAAGTTGCAATGAACTACGCCCGGAAAGTTGGCGGTGCGGCCATGGTGATTGTGGGCATCGGCAACGAGGGCGAAGTTTCAGAAGTGATTGACACCAGGACTATCCCAGCGGAGGAAAACTAGTGAGCGATCTTGTGTTTTGGCAGGAACCGGGCGACAACTACGTGCGAGTGGGTGAACTAAAAGATATTAGGAGCGAGGTTGTTTCAACAGAAGAGTTGCTTCCATCCTTGGTGACGACCTATTTCGTGAGGAGAGCTGGTCGCACGGTAGAAGTGCCTGGCAATCTGCCGTTTCAGGTGGACTGACTTTTAGGAGTATCCCCAATGGCAACAAAATTTCTGCGCGGCACCCGCGAATACGAAGAAGCAAGCAAATTCCTCACACGAACCGCACACAACGGCCGCAAACCCCTAGTGGCTGACGAATCCGTACACCAGATCAGCAGCAGATGGCTCAAAGGCGATGTCATCCTCCGCGATACAGACCGTGAGTTCATCATCCACAACGACGATGTAGTGACCCGATCGCAGCGATTCAGGATCCCGAAGGGCAGCTGGCTAGCCCGCCGGCCCCGAAAGGACTACTGAGTGAAGGTCATTGTCGGGACATACCGCAAACAGCAATACATCCACAACTGCATAACCAGCCTCAAACAACACGGCACAGGCGCAACCGAACTCGTATTCATAGACGACTCCGGCGACACCCAACACCACCAATGGTTGAAAGACACCTACAACAGCAAAGTCATCGACACCGGCCGGCAAGGGTACGGCGCTGCAATGCAAGCAGCCTGCGCCGAAGGCGTGACGGAAGACTATGCGTTGTGGCTTGAAGAGGACTTCACGTTCACGAAACCTGTTGACCTCGAACAGTATGCGCGGCATCTTGATGCTCATCCGTATTTGGCGCAGGTTGTGTTTCTGCGGCAGCCGTGGTTTCAGAATGAGGTCGCTGCGGGTGGCCTGATTCCAGCGTTGGAAGTGAACGGCCACGAGTTCAAGTTGGTGGATGGGCTGTTGGAGCAGACTGCAACGTTTTCGGGTAATCCTTCTGTTTGGCGGCGTGATGTGTTTGTGGATGGTTGGCCGGTGGGGGATTGGTCTGAGGATGCTAAGCGGGATCGTTTGTTGGGGCTGGGTTTTAGGTTTGCGTTTACGCCGGATGTGGTGGTTCATCATTGGGGTGTGCGTTCAGGATTCGGATACTAGACATCGGAGTGACATTGAGTGGGAGCAGCGACGACAAGGTCCGCCTTATTGTCAATCAGATTTGGGCACGAGACCAAGCCTTGGTTAGCGACCTGGATGAGTTGACAGCCCTTGGCATTCCAGTCTGGTCGGTTATCTCAAGCTTCTTCCACATCACGCCAGGAAGGCTGCGCGTGTGCGTAGGCATGGGAGATCTGACCTATAGGCGTTTTTGGGCTGCCTACTCGACAGTGGGCGCGCCAGTTACTGGGCCGACCTCTGATGCGCTTGCCGTCACACCCATCAGGCCACCCGAGGCGCAGTCATGAGCGAGACATTCATGTTCGACAGATTCGGCTATCCCACATTCCGAATCACATCAGAAACCGAACCAGACGACCCATTCTTCTCCTTCCAGGCAGACTCGGTCTGCGGATGGACTGACGAGAAACAGCCTGTCGACTACGAGAAGTACCTGCACGGAATGATCAAGTGGGACTCCTGTTCACATCTCTACTTCGGGATGGATGAAGAGCGAGATGGGTATCTGCATCTGTGCGGTGTCCATGACTTCCATGACCACATCGCACTGTTGAAGTTCCTGTATGAGTTGGCGTTCGAACGCATGGGCAGGAAGCCAGAAGAGGGCTACGAGTGGGGAGGAGGATCCATTGACTGATGTGACAGTGTGCATCCCCTACCGCGAAACACCAGACAGACAACCAGCATACGAACAAGTACACGACTGGTACACCAACCGCGGCTACACCACAATCACCGCAGACACCACACACCAACACTTCAACGTCGCAGCAGCCCGCAACGAAGCAGTCCGAGCAGCCCGACAAGGCATCCTCATCGTCGCAGACGCAGACACAATCCCCGACGAAACAGCCCTCAAACTCGCTGTGCAAACAGTGGATCGTTCGGTGGTGTATCCGTTCAACCGATACCAGTACCTCACCCCCGAATCAGTCCATAGGCCGCTTGAATCGGCGGTTGTTGAGCGGGAGTTCACCAACTCGGTTGGCGGCATGTTCGTCACCGACTGGGACACCTACTGGTTGCTGGGTGGACAGGATGAACGGTTCCGGCGTTGGGGCGCAGAGGACAATGCGTGGTTTATGGCGGCGGACACTTTGGCGTCTGTGGAGCGGATTCCTGGTGTGGTGCGGGCGTTTGGTCATGATGCTGATCGGGATTTGTCGGTTTCGAATCCTGGGTTGTGTCGGCGTGAGTTGTATCGTTTTGCGCATGGGCGTCCGGAGTTGATGCGTGAGTTGATCCCTGAACCGAAGGTGTGAGTGTGTCTGATCTTGTGGAGTTCCTCGAAGCTCGCTTGGCTGAAGATGAAGCCATTGCGTTGAAGTCTGGTGGCTCTGAGGCGGAATGGCTGTACCGCGCCGAGTACGACAACGAGACAGGCAATGAGGTTGTGTGGGCGAACTCCCGGAATGAAGAGTGGCTGGGACCAGCGCAGAAGAAACCGTATGTCTCGTATGGCCGGTACGTGACGATGGATCATGAGGGTTGCCTGCCCGCTGTGGACGAGGATGACGGTACGCATATTGCTCGTCATGATCCTGCTCGGGTGTTGCGTGAGGTAGCAGCCAAACGGGCGGTGATGATCGCTGCAGACGATGCGACGAGTTACGACATGACGGTTGAAGGTGACCGAGGTGTTGGCAGTCGCAACATGATTGAAGATCCGTATGTGGGCGATGTGATCTTGCGAGCACTGGCATCTGCTTACTCGGATCATCCTGACTTCAACCCTGACTGGGCGGCATGACTGCCACTCAGCGCGGCATCCGGGGTTACGAATGGTGGCATCGAGTCCTAGGCCATCGCGTCCGAAATCACTTCTGCTACCGATGCTTCTGCACGTGGCGATGGGACGGGAAATAGCAATGAGAAGGTGTGAAGATACTTGAGTAAAGCTCGACTCTCCTATCCCAGTGACACTGATCGAATCACCCGGTTCGCCGACAAGGTAGATGACTTCCAGCGCATGACGTTCGGACTCTCATCCGAGTACTCGGTGATGCTGCGTGACGGAACTAAGCTCGCCTACTTCAAGCCGTACCGTAAGTCGCCAGAGATCAGTATCACTAAGGGCTGCAATGTCTATGACCGCCTGAGTAGTTACGACGTGAAGGAGCTGACTGCGATCGTGCAGTCCAACAGGATTCGTCATCATCAGAACCCTGGGATCGTTCGAGCTGCTTGGCTGGTTCATCGATGGTGTTCGATGCTGGCAGGCTGATGTTTGCGTTTCACCTTCTCCTTCGGGAGTGCCCACGGACTTCGGTCGCGGTGGGCTTTTCTTATACCCAAAACCAGGAGCAACCGTTGAATCCCACAACAGCATCAACCCTCGCCGCATACCGAGACGAACTCGAAGGCGCGAACTTCGCAGACGACATGGTCGCACATCTCGTGATGGACGCGGCCCGAGAACTGGTCGCCAATGAAGGGCTGACTGTCAAAGCCTCCGAGCTGGAGTGCGGCGAGAACAAGTCAGGCGAACCGGAAAGCGTTCTACCCAAGGGAATCTTGGATGTCTACCAGAGCCTGTTTGATGAGCAGAAGAAGCGTGCTGACGGGATCGCCTCGAAGGCGTACGGACATCAGATTCCATCTGTCCGCGGACTGATCCAGGCGGTGGGCGATCTCAGTGCCATGATCCCAGGCGTTGAACCAGTAGGTGACGCCTCATGGAAGATCCTCGCCCCGTACTACGAAGACGTTTGGGATAGATACTTCAATCTTCGGAACGGCGATGACCCACTCATCAAATTAGAGCAGGCCGTGCGTGCCGCAGGATTCCATCGAGCAGCGACATACGAACGACTGAACGGCACGTACCGCAACAGCAACACGCATCCGAAACTGGCTGACCCTCGAACTCTTGCCGATCAACGCTGGGAATCCGCTCGTTTCGATCTCATGGTGGCCTATGTGGAGCGCCATGGGAAATCATCTAGACCCAGGTAGGCGAACACAATGGTGACAATCAGCTACGCCATAGTCGGACACCACCAACGCACCAAACAAGCACAAGCACTATCCGCTCAACTCGGCGGCTGCCCCATCGCACTAGACGACGGCACCATAGGCCAAGGAACAAACCACGACCGAGCATGGGTCCTCGCCACAACAACCCCCGCCGACTACTGCTGCGTACTCGAAGACGACGCCATACCCGTCACCAACTTCCACCAACAAACACAAGCAGCACTCGCAGTCGCACCAACACCCATCATCAGCCTCTACACCGGCACAAGCCGCCCACCCCAATACCAACAACGCATAGCCAACGCACTCACAGCCGAAACGCACTGGCTCACCTGCGAACAACTCATACACGCAGTAGCAGTAGCCATACGCACAGACCTCGTCCACGACATGCTCACCAACCTCGAATGCGCAAACATCCCAGCCGACTACCGAATCGGAACATGGGCACGCAACCAAGGCCACCTCATCTCATACAGCAACCCATCACTCGTAGAACACGACGACGGACCAACCCTCATCCAACACCAGGACGGGAAACCCAGAACCGAACCACGCAGAGCATGGCGGTTAGGTAGCCGGCGCAAATGGTCGGGATCTGTGACGGCGATGTGATTGTGCTGGTGAGGCAGGTATGTCCACCGGCGGGTGAACAACCACACCCCGCCACCTAATCCCCAGGAGACTGATGCCCACCCTTACCGTGTACAGCCCCACCCTCGCGCCAGTAGCCACCATCACTGGCATGTACGGAACAGCCACAGGCAAAGACTGGGAAGGTGACGGCTATCGCACCATTGAGTTGGAGCTTGTAGGTAAGCAAGTACCAGGAACCTATGCATCCTTCGGTGACCTACACACCCGAAGCTGGTGGCACATCACCGCATGGACCTACACACCCAGCAATACAGACGGACACAACAGCACACTGCACACCCCAGCCGAAGGCCTCACCACCTACACACTCACACGCCTAGGTGACGAAGCAACCGCACTCGCAGACGCAATCCTCACCGACCGCAACACCAACCAAGCACACACCATCGACAACAACATCACCTACCGCGGACTCGGCGACATCAAACCCGACACCATCAAACGCATGAACAAAGCAATCACCAACCAACACTAACCAACCCTCAACACCAAAGGGACACAACCAACAACCAACGCACCCACAAGGACACCAACCACATGGCATGGCAACAAAACACCACCTGGGCCGCAGGCAGCACCCGCACCTGGCGCAAACAACGCGCACAAATACTCCAACGAGACAACCACACCTGCACAATCCAAAGCCCCACCTGCACCCACCACGCCACAGAAGTCGACCACATCACCAACAAAGCAGCCGGCGGAACAGACCACCCCACCAACCTCCGCGCAACATGCACCCCATGCCACAAACAACTCACACAACAACAAGCCCAACAAGGCCGCACAAACAAACACACACAGCGCAAACCAATGCCCCACCCCGCAGACACCTAACCCAACCAAACACCCACCCACAAGCACCACAGCCCCACCAAGGGGGGTAACCCCCCAACCCCCCAACGGACACCGTTAGGCATAGGGCTTCGGGCTTTGTACGGGTTCCCAGGTTTTCGGTTCAACTAACTTTTTGATTGGAAAGGGGGCGGTCGTATGCCTGGTCCTGCTCCGTCTCCGCATGCTCGGAGGCGTAATGCTCGCCCGGATTGGCGTTCGTTGCCTGCGTGTGGGTTTGACGGTGTTGTGCCTGTTTGGCCGTTGGTGAAGTGCCCTGAGGGTGCTGAGGATTTGTGGGTTGAGTTGTGGCGGTCGCCGCAGGCGTTGGTTTGGTCTGAGGGCGGTTCTGCGCATGTGAGGTTAGTTGCTCGGTATGCGGTGATTTTGTTGATTTGTGAGGGGCCTGATGCGACTGCGGCGTTGTTGTCTGAGTGTCGTCAGTTGGAGGACAGGTTGGGGTTGTCGCCGATGGCGATGAAGCGGTTGCAGTGGGAGATCAGTGATGGTCCTGCTGCTGATGATGTTTCGGCGAAGGTGGTTGGTAGTGACGACTGGATCGGGGACCTTTGATCGGATAGTTTCTGACGCTGAGCTTTTGCCGGGGTATTACCGGGATCGGGATACTGGTGCGTGGTGTTCGTTGCCGTGGCCGGCTGAGCGTGATGAGAAGTTGCTTTTGGCTTCGTCGTCTATTGGTCCGCAGGTTATTCGGTGGGCGCAGTGGGAGACGGATGAGCCTGGGTTGGTGAATCCGCATACGGGCGAGCATTGGAAGTTCACGCCGGGGCAGCAGCGGTTTCTGATTATGTGGTACGCGTTCAACGATGAGGGCCGGTTCATTTATCGGCGTGGCGTGAAGCGCGGCGCTAAGGGAACGGGTAAGGATCCGTTTGGTGCGGCGCACTGCAACATTGAGTTGTTGGGGCCGTCTCAGTTGGTTTCGGATGGCGTTGATGGTTGGACTGGTGTGCGTCATGGGATGCCGTTGGTTCAGATCGCGTCGAACTCTGAGGATCAGTCGAAGGACATGATGCGTGTAGCGAACGCGCAGTTGAACTCTGAGGCTCGAGACTATTACAGGTTGGATTGTGCTGAGACGCGCACGATCATCAAGGACAGTGGTGGTCGCCTCGAGGTTTTGACTGCGTCGGAGCGTTCCAATGAGGGTGACCCAGCAACGTTCATTGCTTTGAACGAGTCTCACCATATGACGGTTTCGTCTGGTGGGGTGAATTTGGCGAAGGTTGCTCGACGCAATGTGGGTAAGTCGCCGGCTTCGTTGCAGGCGCGGATGGTTGAGTACACCAATGCTCATGAGTCTGGGTCGGACTCGGTTGCTGAACGTTCTTTCAATTCTTGGCAGAAGCAGACTTCGGGCAATAATCCTGCGTTGAATCGGGACATCTTGTATGACTCGGTAGAGGCGGATCCGGGTTTGGATTTCTACGATCCTGTGCAGCGTCGTGTGGCGTTGGAGCAGGCGTACATGGATGCGGAGTGGGCTGACCTTGATCGACTTTCTGCGGAGATTGTGGACCCTGATACGTCTGCGGCGGACTCGATTCGGTTCTACTTGAATGGTTTGGCTGCCGCGGAGGATGCGTGGGTTGACCCCGGCAACTGGGATGAACTTGTTGCGAATCTGGTTGTCGCTGATGGCGAGCAGGTTGCAATGTTCTTGGACTGCTCGAAGTCTGAGGATGCCACTGCGCTGATGTTGTGCCGCATCTCTGATGGCTTCAACTTTATTGGTGGCGTGTGGCAACGCCCGCGGGGTAAACGCGGTGAAGGTTTTCTGGTTGATCGCAATGAAGTTGACGCGGTTGTTCGGTCACTGAAGGAGCGGTACAACGTCGTCTGGTTTGGTGTTGATCCGTCACCTGCGAAGGATGACACGGCGGAGGCTCTGTATTGGGCTGAGGTCATTGACGGTTGGCACCGCGATTTCGGTAAGTCGTTGACGGTGTGGGCTTCTCGTGGCCATTCCGTGAAGTTCGATATGCGCATGTCTCAGTCCGGTGGACGTGAGCGCAATCAGTTGTTCACTGAGCAAGCTCAAATCATTGTCAGGCAGATCGACGAGGAGGGGCTGGCGGGTCCGCTTCGGCATGACGGCGATCCGATGTTGCGTCTGCATGTGCATCAGGCGAAAAGGCGTGGAAATCCCTGGGGTCATTCCTTGGGCAAGGTAAATCGGGATTCGGACAAGTCGGTTGACCTCGCAGTTGCGATGGTTGGCGCGAACTTGGGCCGTCGTTTGGCTTTGAACTCGGGGAAGCTCCGAAAAGTGGGCGGCGCGATGTTCTTTTAGGGGGATTTTATGGATGACGCTGAAGTTTTGGCTGCGGCGAAAGACTTGTGGCAGTTGCATTTGGCGGACCGTCCTCGTTTGGATCGTATTCACGGTTTTGTGACGGAGCGGTACGGGAAGCCGAAGGTTCCGGATGATGCTTCGCCTGAGGTTCATTCGATCGCGGGGATGTCGTACAAGAACGTTTTGACGTTGGTTCGGGACTCGTTTGCGCAGAACTTGTCGGTGGTCGGGTACAGGTCTTCGTCTTCGGGGTCGGATTTGCCGGCGTGGCAGATGTGGCGGCGTAACCGGATGAACGCTAGGCAGGCTGAGATTTATCGTCCTGCGTTGACGTATGGCGCGTCGTATGTGGCTGTGATTCCTGGCGAGGATGGTTTGGCGATGTTCAGGCCGCGCTCGCCGCGCAACATGCTGGCGGCGTATACGGACCCTCAGTCTGATGCGTGGCCGGAGATGGCCTTGGAGATGTGGGTCGAGACGAAGGGCAAAGACAAGGTCCGCAAGGGCCTGTTGTACACGGATGAGCTTGTGTATCCGTTGATTCTCGGGACTGTGGTTGTCGAGGGTGATGCCGCGAATTTCATTAATCCGCAGTTGGATCCGGACTTTCCTCCGTTTCCGCATGGGGCTTCTCACTGTCCGGTGGTCCGGTATGTGAATCGGCGTGATGCCGAGGAGATCATTGTCGGGGAGATTGAGCCGTTGTTGACGTTGCAGCAGGCGATCAACAATGTGAATTTTGATCGTCTGATTGTTTCCAGGTTTGGGGCGTTTCCGCAGAAGGTGATTTCGGGTTGGACCCCGTCGAGTAAGGAAGAGGCGCTGGCCACTTCAGCTCGGCGTGTGTGGGCGTTCGATGACTTCAATGTGAATGCTCAGACTTTCGCTGCGGCTGCGATTGGTCCGTACAACGAATTGCTCAATGAGATGTTCGAGCATGTTGCGATGGTGGCGCAGATTTCGCCGGCTCAGGTTACTGGGCAGATCGTGAATGTGTCGGCTGAGGCGTTGGCTGCTTCCGAGGCGAATGAGCAGCGGAAGTTGGTGGCGATGCGCGAGTCGTACGGCGAAGGGCATGAGCAGTTGCTGTCAGTTGGCGCCGAAATCGAGGGTGATACGTCCACGGCCGAGGACATCGAGGCTGAGGTGGTGTGGCGGGATACGGAAGCGCGTTCGTTCGGTGCTGTCGTTGATGGCGTCACGAAACTTTCGGCGCAGGGTGTCCCGATCACAGAGCTGTTGCATCTGGTTCCGGGTGTGACGCAACGTCAGATTCAGGAGATCAGACGTTCGCAGGGAGTGCAGTCGATGTTCAAGGACATTAGAGCTGCAGCGGATGCCGCTAAGCAGGATCCGGTGGTTGCGGGCTTGTCTGAGCGCAGATCGGCGGTGCTGGTTGACGGTTCTTGATGATGCGCGAGAACTCCAAGCATTGTTGGCGGATGTGTCGACCTTGGCGCAGCGAGATTTGACGTTGGTTTGGTCGCAGGTCGCGGATCTGGACTATCGCAGCACTTCGGCGGTTCTGCTTGATGCGGTGCCTGAGATCGCGACGCAGTATTCCACTGTTTCGGGTGTTGCATCAGCGGAGTTCTATGACGGGCAGTCTCCAGGTTCACGGTTCCGTGCTGTGCCTGCTGCGCCTCCTCCTGTTGAACAGGTTCAGGCGTCAACCCGCTGGGCCTTAGGCACCTTGTTCTCTCCGACGGCCACGACGCCTCTCGAATTGCTGGGTGGTTCGTTGCAGCGCATGGTTTTCAACACTTCCAGGCAAACAATCTACGAGAATTCGCGGGAGGAGCCTGGCGCTACTTTCGCACGGTATGCGTCCGCCAATGCGTGCGCGTTCTGTCGGATGCTCGCCACTCGCGGTGCTGTCTATGCCTCCGAAGCTTCTGCAGGCTCGGTGGGCGGGCGCGGCAAGGATCGCACATCTAACTTCGATTCGACGGGTAAACGAAAGTCGGGCGGGCAGGCCCGCGGGGTCAAGACTCGCGGCAGCCGAGGTGTCGGCGACAAATATCATGACCATTGTCATTGCACTGCAGTTCCTGTGCGGCCTGGGGCGACGTATGAGCCACCTGGCTACGTTCAAAAGTGGACAGACGAGTACAACGCAGCTGTGAAGGCCGTTCCCGGTAAGGGAGAGTTCGGCGCAGTTGATGTGAAAGCTGTCCTGCGCGAAATGCAATCGCGCACTTAATCTTCCCCACTCTTGGGGTTTCTTGCGCTGACAGCCGGCGCGTAACGGCTGGTGTTTCACCAATACCTATCAAGGGGTTATTTAGCATGTCTGAAATCAACGCTGCTGACAATGTCGATACCGAAAAGGTGACTGACACTGGAGATAGCGGGTATCACGCTCCTGCCACGCAGGCTGATCTTGACCGGATCATCACGGAGCGGCTCAACCGTGAACGCGGAAAGTTCGCCGACTATGACGATTTGAAGGCTCGCGCTGAACGTCTCGACGAAATTGAGCAGGCGACGAAGTCGGAGACTGAGAAGTTCGCTGAACGCGCTTCTGCAGCTGAGGCTCGAGAGGCTGCGGCGTTGGCGAAAGCTGAAGCGGCGGAACTGAAGGCGCTCAAGTCGGACGTGGCTCGCGAGAAGGGTGTTCCTGCGGGATCCCTGACTGGCACCACCATCGAGGAACTTGAGGCATCCGCTGACGAACTTGTTGCTTGGCGGGATGCGAACGCTAAGCCGGTGAAGCCTAAGACCTCCGTTCGATCCACGTTCACAAAAACCGAGGACAACATGTCCGCCCGAGAACGAGCCGTTAGCGCACTTCGCAACGGCTCTGTTTAACCAATTCTTTTTAGGAGAAACACATTATGGCTGATATTTCACGCGACGAACTCGCCTCTTTGATCCAGGAAGGTTACTCGACTGACCTTCTGCAGCGTGCGCGAGACACGTCTGCGGTGCTTGCCACGTTCCCGACCCGCGATATGGGCACTAAGGCTGTCCGCCTGCCCGTTCTGGCGACCAAGCCTCACGCTCAGTGGGTCGGCGAATCTGCCACTGATCCTGCCGGTGTGAAGCCGACCGCGCAGGCAACGTGGGGCAAGAAGGAACTGATCGCCGAGGAACTGGCCGTCATCATCCCCATTCACGAAAATGTTCTGGCCGATGCGTCGGAAAATGTTCTCGCAGAGATCGCGGGACTTGGCGGCGAGGCAATCGCGAACGCCCTGGACGCTGCAGTTCTGTTCGGCGTCAACAAGCCTTCGACTTGGACTTCGAAGGCACTGAGCACTGCTGCCACTGATGCAGGTCAGGTGTTCACTGTGGGTGCGGGTGTCAACGATCTGTCGGGTTCGATCCTTCAGGCCGCCGAGGCAGTTTCGCAGAACTACGATCCGTCGAACCTGATTTCGCGTAAGGGACTTCGATTCCGTCTTGCGAATCAGCGCGACACCAACGGCGCTCCGATCTTCATTCCGGCCCTGTCGGGCGCTCCCGGCGCGCAGGACAGTGTTCATGGTCTGAATGCTTCTTGGGTGACGGGTACCGTTTCGAACGGCGCTGGCGGCGATACTCCGGTTTGGAATCAGGCTGCTGCTGAGGCGCTGGTCGTGGACCGTGAGCGTGTCATCATCGGCATCCGCCAGGATGTGACTGTCAAGTACCTCACTGAGGCGACGGTCGGTGGCATCAATCTGGCTGAGCGTGACATGGTCGCTCTGCGCTTCGTTGCCCGCTACGCATACGTGCTTGGCGACAACATTGCGACCGGCGCTGCTGCCGCTTCGAACACCCCCGTTGCGCTTATCAAGCCTGCTATTGCCGGTAGCTGATCGGGGCTGATCTACTGATGGTGTACGCGACTATTACTGACATTGAATCACGTTTGGGGCGGACACTTTCGGCGGACGAGATGCTGCGGGCGCCGGGGCTTCTGCAAGAGGCTTCGGCGCTCGTGGACGGCTACTGCGACATGCTGATTCCGGATCCCGAACCTGCTGCGGTCGTCGTGGTCACTTCGAAGATCGCGGCGCGGGGGTTGACGACGGCCCAGGACCGCGCTGAGGGTGTTTCTTCGGAGCAGTTGGTGTCCGGGCCGTTCTCACGGAACCTGTCCTTCGCGGGGGAAGGATCGTCTATGTGGATCGGTGCTGCTGAGAAGTTGATGTTGCGGCCGTGGCGTTCTGGCATGAGATCGGTTGCTCTGATCTCTGACAGGGAGGCGCTGTGACTGTTGCTCGCTTGAAGGTGTTGACCCACAAGTGGGCTGGCGTCGGGGAAGACGCACACGGCAACGAAATTGAGTCCTGGGATGCGCCGGTTGAGCAACTCGTTTACGGGTGGTCGACACCGAGTTCGACTGAACCGAAAACTGTCGGCGAAAACCGGGTAGTTGTTCAGGTTGAACTGTTGACCCCTGAGGGGTTCGAGATCGGCCCAAGAGACAAGGTTTCTTTGCCGGGGCAGGGGGAGTTGATGGTTATCGGGTTTCCTGAGGATTTCAACAATGGCCCGTTCGGGTTTCGTCCTGGGTTGGTTGTGAATTTGCGGAGGGCTGATGGCTGATCTGATTGTGAAGGATTCGTTCGGCGAGATCCATAGCTTTCCTGGTGCGATCGCAAAGGTTGATCCGGACGGCGGCACCAACAACCTCGAAATCTATCCTGCCGCCGGCGGCGAGTGGATTGCCTGCTTCCAAGAAGGGCAGTGGGTTTCGTGGAGGTCTGATGCCTAAGATGCGTGTTCAGTTCGTCCCTGGCGCTTTCAGGGCGTTGCGTTCTGAGCCTGGCGTGGTGGGGGATCTTGAGGCACGCGCCAGACGCGTTCAAGCTGCTGCAGCTCAAACGCATGGCGGCACTTACATGCTCAGTTCGCGGATGGGTTTAGCGAAGCCTCAGGGCCGCTGGCGTACCTCGGTTGTTACTGCTGATCATCGGGCGATCCGGAAGAACGCGAAGTACAACACACTGCTGAAGGCGTTGTCGTATGGGCGCGGGTAGGAAACCGGCACTGTCGGTGGCGATCGCGCTGCTGAAGTCGAAGCAGCCGGTGCGGGTTGTTGGCACTGTGCCGACCACTCGTCCTCCGGTGTTTGTGCGTGTCGATTTGGCGGACGCGAATCGCTCGAATTTGGTGACGGTGAAACCGATGCTGATATTTGAGTGCTGGGCGTCGAACAGTGTTGCGGCTGAGGAGTTGGCGAACTCGATCGCTGATGTTTTGGAGTCCAGCGAGGCTGAATCGGTGGTCTATAAGGACGCTGCTGGTGTTGATCGTCGTGCGTGGATCAATTCGGCGGAGATTGTGTCTGATCCGCGGCCGTTTGATGATCCGGATCCGGCTATCTCTCAGTCTCGTTGGCAGGTTGTCGCCGAGCTGGGTATCGCCACAAATCAATAAAGAATCGTTGTTGAGTTGCCCTGCGCCTGTTTGGTGTGGGGCTTCTTCTATTTGAGGAGTAAGCCGTATGGCTACTGATGTTACTAAGGTCCATGTCCCGAATCCTCCGAAAGTTAAGGGTGTCATTCATTGGGCGCCGCTCGGAACTGAGATTCCCACTGACGCAACGACCGATCTGCCGGCGGCATACAAGCCCCTAGGCGGCGTGTCAGACGCGGGTGTCACCAAGACACAGGGCCGCGATGTCCAGAAGATCAAGGACTACGGCGGAGACGTTATCGCAACGCCGCAGTCCGACTACTCGAACACCTTCAAGGTGACTTTCGTGGAGTCGTCCAACCTCGAGGTTCTGAAGGTTGTGTTCGGCGCCGGCAACGTGACCGCCACCGCGAACGGGTTCATCGTTGACGAGAACTCGGATCCGCTGCCTAAGAGCGTGTTCATTGTTGACCATCTGCTCGGGGCTGAAGGCGTGACTCGCCAGATCGCGGCTATCGCACAGCCCACGTCGATTGGCGACACGGTGTATGTCCACAACGACATCGTCAAGTACGAAGTCACGTTTGAGGCGTTCCCGTTCGTTTCGGGTGGCAAGAAGTTCAACGTGCGGTCGATCACCGATCTCGGTGTTTCTGCTGGCTCGTAGTTAGACCTACCCGGTGAGTGTTTGTTTCTGACCAGGCCTGCCCTCACCGGGTGGGACTAGGGCCTGGTCCCCACAATCTTTGTAAAGGTCTGGTCCCCGCATGGTTTTCCGTATTACTGGCGCGCATGATCCGAAGGTGCAGTTGGAGTTTGAGGTTCCGCTGGCTGACGGCAAGGTTCTTGAGTTCGTTGTCCCTAAACTGCAGTATCTTCCGACTGCGAAGTCTGAACTGTTCGCGAAGTGGGTTGAAGAGAACCTGGACAGTGAAGCGAAGTCGGATGTGTTGAGCACGAAGAAGTTGCTCGAATTGTCTACTTCTGCTGCGGCGTTCAAGGTTCTTGACAAGCTGACTGCTGGCGAGATCCGAGAGATCGGCGATTACTGGCAGGAACAGTCGAAGATCACGCCGGGGGAATCCTCGGCCTCAGACGACTCCTAGACGAGCACTCTGGGGCCATTGAGTACGACCTGTTGTGTCGGGGTTTCCATTTGGAGGACATCGGGACTGCTGTGTTGTCGTGGCATGAGTTGCGTGTGTTGATTCGTTATGCGCCTCCGTCGCCGGATCTGGCGTTGTATCGGGCGCAGAATCCGAAGTCGTGGTGGTGGACACCTGATTTCGATATGTGGTCGTTGCTGCTGTTGTCGTTGCAGGGGGCGAACTGGCAGAGGTCTGGCGGCGATGAGGCTTCGCGTCCGCAGTTGTTGTCTCGGCCTTTGGAGGATCGGGAATCGGTTGTGGTTGTTGAGGATCCGGATGCTGTGCCTGTGGATGAGATTGCGGATGAGTTGGCTCGGCGTCGGAAACAGATTTCGGCGTAGCGCTTTTGGGGGAGGTTCTGCATGGCAGTTGAATTGGCAACTGCGTATGTGTCACTAGTTGTTGACACTAAACAGATTCCTGGGCAAGTCCGTACCGCACTCGGTGCAGCCGAACGAGGCGCGGACAGCACAGGCAAAAACATAGGCTCAAAAATGTCGTCGGGACTCTCGACAGCATTGAAAGCCGGCGTACTAACCACTGGTGTAGCTGTGGGCGGACTGCTCGCAGCGTCACTGGTGAAGGGTATGGGTCGTCTCACCGCGATCGATACCGCTGAGGGCAAGCTCCGCGGTTTGGGTCATTCGACTCAGTCGACCGCGAAGATCATGGATTCCGCTTTGGCGTCCGTGAAGGGTACTGCTTTCGGTTTGGGTGATGCTGCGACTGTGGCTGCTTCGGCGGTCGCTGCGGGTATCGCTCCGGGTAAGGAGTTGACGAAGTATCTGTCGTTGACTGGTGATGCTGCGACGATTGCGGGTTCGTCTCTTTCTGAGATGGGTTCGATTTTCAATCAGGTTCAGGCGTCCGGAACGGTGTATACGGATACTTTGAATCAGTTGTCGGACCGTGGTATTCCGATTCTGCAGTGGTTGCAGGCGGAATATGGTGTGACTGCTGAGGCTTTGGCGAAGATGGTCAAGGGCGGCGAGGTTGATTCCGCGACGTTCATGAAGGTCATCTCCGAGAATATTGGTGGCGCGGCTCTTGAGTCGGGTAACACGGTTGTTGGCGCTTTTGAGAATGTCAAGGCTGCGATGGGCCGGCTTGGTGCGGCTGCTTTGGGTCCTGGGTTTGAGCGTTTGCCTGGCCAGATGGCGTCTATTACAACGGCGTTGGATGATACGGCGAAGTCTGTTGGCCCGTTGGCTAAGGCTTTCGATCATCTGTTGTTTGATGTGATGTTGCCTGAAAACTTTGATGCCGGCGCGTTTTTGTCTGGGGTCACGACGACGGTGTTGAACAATTCGACATCGGCGATCAACAAGTTTTCGGCGTGGGTCGAGTCTGATCTTCCGGGGTTGATTGATTCCGGCAAGGCGAAGATTTCGGAACTGTTTTCTCTCTCGGGGGTTGATGGTTCGTGGGATCGCCTTGTCGGTGTGTTCCACACGTTGGTTGGTGTGGCGAAGGATGCTGCTACCCCGATTTTGGGGATTGCGACTTCGTTGGCTGCGGCGTCTGGCGCGTTGGGTGTGTCTTCGTGGCAAGTGTTTTTGTCGGCTCTTGAGGCTGCTGCGACTGTTGCGGATGCTGTTCTTGTTCCGGCGTTGAATGGTTTGTCGGGGTTGATGGCTGGTAACACTATGGCTTTGGCGGCGCTGGCTGCTGGGTTCTTGGTGTTCAAGACGTTCCCCGGCATTATGTCTCGGATCGGGACAGCGGTTGCACCTTTGCAGTCTCGATATGTATCTGCGACTGCGGGTGTGCGTGGCTTCAATGATCATGTGCGGGTGCAGCAGGCTTTGGCGGCAGCGTCGGGTCAGCAGATCAGCCGCTTGGGCGCTGCGCTGGGAACCTTGCCTGTTCGGTATGCGGCTATCGCAAGGATGGGTAGTTCGTTTCAGTCGGCGTCTGGTGGTGTGAACGCATTCAGTCAGGCGTACGCGGGAGCTGGACGAATTATGTCTTCGTTCAACGCGGATGTTCGCTCGACTCAGCAGTTTGCGTCTGCTGCTGGACGACCAGTGGGAACTCTAGGCGCGTCGATGTTGACGTTGCGCGCTAATGCGACGGGCGCGCTGAGTGGTTTCGTTTCGAATGTTCGTTTGACGCAGCAGTATGCGTCTGCGGCAGGTCGGCCGATTGGCACTTTGGGTGCTGGATTCCTGACCATGGGGCAGAACGCCGCAACTGGCGCTCGGTCGATGCTGAATGGCATTCAAGCGGTCGGTTCGACTGCTGCAGGTGTTGGCGCGGCGGGGTTGTCTGGCTTGAGGTCTGCAGCGTCTGGTGTTGCTAGCGCTGTCGGTGGTCCGATGAATCTGGCTCTTATGGCTGGTGCTGGGTTGCTGATTTCGTGGGCCTCGAATGTGCAGAAGGCGAAAGCGAATGTTCAGGCTTACGAGAAGTCGTTGCTCAATGTGGCGAAGGCTCGCAATGATCTGACGTTGGCTTTGCTGAGTAACGGTGGCAGTGTTGATGACAGTGCGTTGACGAACCTGTCGAATCAGGTCACTGAGATCACAGGCCAGTTCGAGTCTTTGGGCAAGAACGATGCTAAGTGGAACAATGTTGCGTCGGACATTTTCGGCGACATGTTCGGTCTCGATGGTCCTGATGGAGATATTTCCGGGGACATGGACCGGATCGCTCAGGCAAACAAGGACGCTAAGGCCGCGATCGATGAGACGGGGTTCTCGGCGGAGCGTCTAGCGGGAATCATTTCCGGTTCGCAGAGTGATTTCGATCTGTTCACTTCGGGGTTGCGGGAGTCGGGCACTGGCGGCGAGATGGCCGCACAGAAGTTTGAGGAGGCGCGACAGAACCTTCTTGACATTCAGGAAGCTGCGCGCCGTGTGACTCCGGGTATGGCGGAGATCGCTGAGCAGTTCAACATCATGGCGGATGGTGCGTCTTCGGCGGATCAGAAGTCTTCGGCGTTGAAGCGGACGTTGGACATTCTTGCGGGTGTTCCTCCGGACATGCAGGCGACGATGTCGGCATACAACCAGTTGGTTCGTGATGTCGCTAAGTCTACTGCTGAGGCGATGGATCAGACTGCTGGCTTCGGTCAGGAGTTGTTGAACGCTGACGGTTCAGTCAATTCGAGCACTGAGAATGGTGCTGGGCTGCTGAAAACGTTGATGGGCATTCGTGATGCGACTGCTGATGCTGCTGCTTCTGGCGGCGACATGGGCAAAGTCTTCGCGGACAACCAGACGATGTTTGAGCAGCTGGCTACGCAGGCTGGTGTGTCTGTTGATGAGATCCGGAATGCGATTGGTTCGTTGGGTTACGACCAGCGGGTCATTCAGCTTTCGGCGGTCATGGAGGGTGCGGATCAGGTCACCAAGGATTTGGGTGGTATCTGGTCTGCGATGCAGTTCATCAAGCCTGGTGAGCCTAAGGTCATTGAGGTTGCGGCGCTCACTGAGGACGCTCAAACCCGTTTGAATGAACTGGGTTTCAAGGTTGAGAAGATCACTCAGAATGGTGTCACCACGTTCAAGGTGACTGCCGATTCTGAGGATGCGATTGTCGGCCTTGATGCGATCATGGCGAAGATTTCGCAGGTTGGCGGTGTCAGCGCTGTTCCGAAGATCGATTTGGATACAACGTATTTCGATTTGAATGAGCAGAAGTCGCAGCAGTTGTTGGACATTTTGAATGCTCAGACTGCTACGCCTGGCGCGGATCTGCTGATTGATAAGTTGTTGGCTGGTAAGGACATTTCGGTTCGTGAGATTACTGATTTGTCTCAGCGGATCGCTAATCCTGAGGTGCGTCTTGCTATTGAGCAGGCGTTGCGTGACGCGGGCATTGTCAATACTGCGCTGGACAACGCGGCTAAGAACCGCAATGCAACGATCACTGTTCAGTACAACGAGATTCGTGCTGCTGCGCAACAGTATGGCGCGTTCTCGTCTGAGGCTGCAGCGGAGATGTTGCGTCAGCAGCGAGGCTATTTCGCTGGCGGTCGCTTGCCGGCGTATGCGACTGGTGGGAAGCTGCCGACCACAGGACCCGGAACCAACATGGTTGACGGATTCCTCGGAGTCGGCGCAGACGGTGTACCGCGAGCCCGACTCGACAAGGGCGAATGGGTCATCAACGGACGATCCTCCGACAAGTACGACAGGGAGCTGGCGGCAATCAACGCCGGCACATTCCCGAAACTCCCCGGATATGCCGAGGGTGGACGGAACGGCATCGACGCCGCACTAGGCGCAGGACGCTCCGTCGAAGGCAACAAGTACGTTTGGGGCGGAACTGGACCCACAGGATTCGACTGCTCCGGATTCGTCGGATGGCTCCAACAAATCGTGATGGGCATAGTCGGCTCCACCAAGAGGCTGTACACCACACATAGCCTCATCGGAGGCGCACTAGCAGGACTACAACCAGGACTCGGGCCGGCAGGAACACAATTCCAGGTCGGTGTATCGCAGGAACATATGGCTGCGACTATCGCCGGTCAGGCCGCGGAGTCGGGTGGCGCCCACGGAACATCAGGTATCGGCGGGGGCAGGGCGAACGCTCAGCACTCGCAGTTCCCGAACAAGTATCACCTCCCGAACTCGATGATCGCCGGATGGAATGAAGCTCAAGGCGTCGCAGGCGGCGGCACTACGAGCGAGGTGACGTGGACGGACAAGCAGGAACTTGACCTGCAGTCCGCGGACATTGCTGTTCAGCAGGCGAAGGAAGCCCGCGACAAGGTTTATGCCGACGAGAAAAAGTCGGAAGCTGACCGTGCGCAGGCAGACATCAAAGTTCAGCAGGCCGAACAGAAAGTCATCGACCTTCAGGCGAAGAAGGATGAGGCTTCCACTTCCACGAAGAAGGGTCCGTCTCCGCAAGCTCCAGGGTTGGCTAAGGCCTACTCGGAAGAGGAGATGGCGCGCCTCGAAGCGCAGATGCAGGTCGATGATGCTGATGAGCGTCGTAACGATGTGTATGCGGATCCTGAGGCGTCTGCGAATGATCGTTTGCGGGCCGATTTTGCGTTGCAGAAGGCGCAGGAAGAGTTGGCTGCGGTCGGCAAGAAGAAGGATTCCGCCGCCGGCGACTACTCCCTGAAGGGGATTCTGAAGTCGTTTGCGACTAAGGCTTTGGATGCTGTGTTCACTGGCATCGAGGGGCAGGACTACTTCGGGTTGACTCAGTCTCGCTGGTGGTCAACAGATTTTGCTTCGCTGATTCCTGAGGTTGATGGGGTGAATGCGTCTCAGTCTGAGATCGCGGGGCAGTTGCCTGTCACTCCGGGGACTGGGAATTGGGTTGCTGATCTGTTGAGGACCGGCGATTTTCAGAGTGGTTCTCCTGTGGAGGAGGACAATCCGGCGATTGCGGCGTTGTTGGGTGCGCGGTCGTTGTTGGCTGATGGTGATTTCACGCGGAATGTTCGTGATGCGACTGGGCTTGAGGAGGATTCTCCGATTGTTCAGGCGTTGTTGCGGGCTAAGGGTGTGAAGGCGCCGAAGGTTTTTGATGATGGTGGTTGGTTGATGCCTGGTGAGATGGGTATCAATTTGTCTCAGCGTCCTGAGCCGATTTTTAATTCGCCGGGTCAGTTGCAGGCGTTTGCGGGTTCCACTTTGGCGCCTGCTGCTCCAGTTCCTCAGCCGATTGACGCGAGCGTCAACTTCAACGCTCCGGTGTCTACCAACAATCTCGAAGAGTTCAAGCGCGAGATGCGATTCGAGTCCAAAGTCCGGTCGCGTTCATACAGCAGGAGGTGACGTGCCAGAGACAACGGTCGAAATTAGAAGTCCAGACGGAGATTGGACAACGCTCCTCGGTCCCTCGAAAGGGGATCGGGGAGTTTTTTTAGGCGAAGACATCGAAGGACTATTCGATGACGAACCTAGCGAGGGCATCTACAACAGTCACGCATTCCAACGAGGGGCAACCTTCGGGGGAGTGCGTATCGATAAAAAGGATGTCACCTTCGATGCGCTGATCACAAACACAGCGGACGCCACGTGGCAGGAGAATTACTCCGCGTGGCGCCGCTCGTGGTCGCTGAAGCGTAAGACTCAAATGTGGGTTGAGACTGAAGGTTCCCGCAGATGGATCGATGTGCGCCTAGCGAAGCACATGCGGGTGGTCGCTAAGATCGATCCGAACAAGAACGAGTATGGCGTTGTTTCGATGTTCTGCGTTGCGGAGGATCCGTCATTTCTTGAACCTGATGCGACTGACTCTTGGGTGTCCACCGTTGACACCCTCGGTGGGGGAACAACTTCCGGGACTGTCACCGTATCGAACCCTACTGATACCGATCTGTGGTTGAAGTGGGTGCTTCAGGCTTATCCGGGTGCGGTCTACACGCTGCCCGATTTCTCGTTCGGCGATAACAGGTTCGAGCGGGCAACTGCCGATGCAGCTCGCCGCATTGTGATGCCTCCGCTGCTCGCTGGTGAGCACATCCGTGTTGACACGGATGAGGAAGCACTGCAGGTCGTTTCGAACATCGATACCCAGGTGTACATCCGCATGAAGGGTGTCAGCTTCCTGTACCCAGTTCCGGCTGGCACCAAGAAGTTGGAGTTGCCAGTGTCGGTGTCGAAGGCGCCGGCGGGTGTCGGGGTTCAGGTTCGTTGTCCGCGCAAGTGGTCGAGCGGAATGGGCTTATGACATCAGTAGAAACCATCGATTTTGATGCCGTATTCAAAGACATCACAGATCGTTTGGAGGCGGAGAAGGAACACCGGCTAGTTCCGCCAGAGGTTCGACTGTTCGATGGGGACTGGAACTTTCGCGGGTTTGTGAAGCGAGAGATCAAGGCGTCGTTCCAGACGATCGACAACGAGGTGGGTCAGGGGATCCTTGAACTACCTCAGGACTACTACCTGTCGCGGTGGATGGCTGACATTTATGGGCGCCAGACCACGAACATTCACATCACCGTCGACAAGGATGGCGCTCGGTGGGGCGGAAGGCTTGAAGAGCTTCTGGTCATAAAGGGTGAAGATGGCCGAAAGATTGTGCGTGCCATCTTCACTCACGACCAGGCCGAACTCAAGCACCTGCTGGCGTATTCGAATCCGTGGTTGCCTCCGGAGATTCAGTTTCCACGTATGTGGGTGGTCTTCGGGCGCTCTCGTTGGGCCTGCAAGACAACGCTCCTGGCGAACATCATGCGCGTCGAGTCTTCGATTTGGGCGATGCCTGACAACCCGTTGGACCCGACGAAGTGGAACAACTTCGACCAGTCGACATGGTCGCAGGTGGTCAAGCCAGATTTGGAACCTGACAACAGTGTATCTGGGCTGGTGGTATCTCGTTTCAAAACTGTTTTTGATGCGACGAAAGATGTTGTTGCTGATGGTCAGTTGTCGTGGGAATCGCGCCGGTATCTGAAGGATATTGATCCTCCTCCGTGGCCAGGCGCGAACCTGCGAAACGGTTGCCTTGTCTGGGATTTGGTAGACAAGTCAGGTTGGACAACAGGCACCTCATTTAACGGGAATCTGTTCTCCGGCTTAGTCCACGAATTGATCAACATCGGCTCAGACGGGCTAACTCAGAACACTGAGGTCTTGCCGGATCCGAACATACCGAATGCAGCGTTGCAGCCGGGATACAAGGGTTCAACGGCTTCAATGCCTGGTGTCATTTACCGCGAGGGCGAGCATTCTGGCATTCAGTCTTCCGAGTTCTCATGGAAGCCTGCAACGGCGGTTGGGGTTGTCGCGGGCGGGCATTCGATGCCTGGCGTCAATGAGCTGATTTCTGCCGCAGTGCAGATGGTTGGCGACCTCACCGCAATGATTCCGGGTGTTCCACCCCTTGGCGGCGTGGCTGACGCAGTGTTGAAGCCTTTGTACACAGACGTGTTTCTGGCGTTCGGCAAGTGGAAGAGCCCGCAACGAGCGCAACGCCTGGGTTGGTCTCACTACCACGAGAAGTGGGCGGACGGCGCTGACTCTGCGTACACGCTCGCGTGGTTGCTTGCCATGCGTAAAGGCATGTGGGAGACGAGGGAATGTACTCGTCACACCCTTGTCATTGCTGATGGCGCGCCATACAAGATCGGGCAACGCGGCCACGGGCATTTCTATCTCGGGGACCGTATTGGTTCAGTTCCCGGTGGGGTGTTCGGCGCGGGCATGGTGTTCGTTGATCGTGTTTCGGAACTGACGCTTGCGTGGGAACGGGGCGTCACACCGAATTGGAAGATCGTTATCGGCGCTCGGGAAGAAGAAGACCCGATCGCTAAGGCGGTTGAGCGTCTACAAGACATTCTCGGGATGCTCCGAGATTTAGGGGTGCTCTAGTGAGTTTCTGTAGTTATGAGGCGTGCCAGCCAGAGGAGGGTGTGGAGCCTGATCCGAAGCAGGTGTTTCAGTGGGCGTTTCAGTCTTTGCCGTTTGCTGGTTCGACTCCGCTGCTTGTGCAGCCGGAGGTTCGGCCGGAATGGTCTGAACTGTTTTGGGATTTGGGTTTTCGGCATCATCCGGAGTTGCAGACGAAGCGGATCGTAGCCCCGATTATGGGGCAGCGCAATGCGATGAATGGCGCGGTGATGGTTGTGGATCGTGATGATCCGGATCCGACGCCTGAGGTGATTCAGGACCCGGCGACGTTGACGGCTGAGGCTCGCGAGTTGCAACTGAATGAGTATCGAAAGTTGGGATTGATTCCTCCTTGGGATCGCCCTGTTGAAGGCGCTGAGGTTGTGTGTGGCCCTTTGTTTGATCCGTCTGAGCATCAGCCTGCGACGGTGAACGGCTATTTGATGGGGGCGTCTGAGGTTGAGCGCAGGCGGGTTGTTGCTGCGGAGATGGCCGGGAAGAACCGTGGCCGCATTCTGTCGAATTGGAAGGGGTACTGATGAAAGTTCTTGACCATCAATACACCGTCCAGGAAACAGGCTATTGGTGCGGGCCAGGATCAACACAGATCGTCCTCACCTGCCGCGGAATCGATGTCGCCGAACAGCAACTCGCATACGAACTCGGAACACACACAGGCGGCACCGACTGGATCGGGCAAATCACGAAAGTACTGGCAGCTCGAACCGGGCAGCCGTACATAACTCGTGAGATGCCGAACGATCCACCTACGCGGGCACAAACTGACCTGTTGTGGAATGACATTCGAGCGAGCATTGACGCTGGTTGCGGGTTGGTGGCGAACATTGTCGCGCCGGCCAACAATCATCCGCCGGGCTATCCGAACTACACGATCTATCATTATGTGGCGATCGTCGGTTATGACGAGAAGAACGGCGTTTATGTGGCGGACCCTGCCAGGTTTGGTGGGATTGAGCATTACTGGTTGTCGCTGGAGAAGATGGCGTCGCTGATTTGCCCGAAGGGTTACGCTGCTGCGCCGGCTGCTGTCCAGCCTGGTCCTGCTGTTGATGGGTGGCTCCCTGTGTTGGAGCAGCTCGTTGGGCCGGTGCGCTGATGGATGCAAACACTTTGGCGCAGGTTATGGGCAATCGGGTGTCCGCGGCTAGGTATGCGGAACTGTGCCCAGCTTTCAATGCGGCGATGATTCAGGCGGGTTGCACAACTGAACGTCGGGCAACGATGTGGTGCGCTCAGGTAGGCCATGAGTCTGGCGGCTTGCAGTGGATGGAGGAAATCTGGGGTCCTACTCGTGACCAACTCACATATGAGGGTCGCGTGGACGGTCTTGGAAACACTCAGCCTGGGGACGGTTTCCGGTTCAAGGGGCGTGGCCCGATCCAGATCACGGGACGCTACAACTACAGCAAGGTTTCGGTGTGGGCGCACAGTAAGGGGTACGTCCCGACTCCGACTTACTTTGTGGATAACCCAGCTGAACTGTCGAATCCGACGTATGGGTTCCTTGGCGCCGCCTGGTATTGGACTGTTGCCCGGAACATGAACGGGTACGCCGATATTGATGATTTGCGTGGGGCTACGCAGGCTGTCAACGGTGGACTTAATGGGCTCGCGGATCGTGACGCTTATTGGCGGCGCGCAGGCAATGCGGGGGCCGCGATTCTTCCCACTCAATCAAATCTAGGAGGTAGCCCTGTGGGCACACCTGAACTTGTACAAGACCAATTGTCGGGGCCGAGCGGTCAGGGTTGGCCGATTCTCGGGGCGTCGAAGGTTGCACCTGAACGTGCAAACACTGTCGTGGAGGCCCTGGCGGAGGTGCGGGATGCTTTGACAGCTCCGCAGCCGTCTCTGATTAATCCTGATGTGGCGTTTGATCCGGTGACGTATTGGCGTCTGATTGATGCTTCTACGTATCGCACGGAGAAGGCTGTGGAGAAGTTGACTGAGCAGGTTGCGCTGTTGGTCAAAACTGTTGGGGGTAAGTGATGTCGAAGTTTGTGGGGGCTTTTCCGCAGCTCCGTATCGTGATCTATTCGGTGGTGACCGCGATTTTGGGCAGTTTGGTTATTGCCGGTGTGGTGTCTGAGGGGCAGTCGAACAACATTCTGTCGTATGTGGGTATGGCGTTGGGTGCGTTGGCGTCTCTGCTCGCGGTGATGAATGTTGATAAGGCGAAGCCGGTTTCGGGTTCTGTCGAGCAGGTGGTTGTTTCTTCGCCGGCTGATGTGGCGGCTTCGGTGCAAGCACGGTTTGAGCAGGCGCAGAGGGATTTTGCGCCTTCGGTGGATGGTGTTCGTGCTGAGGTTGAGCGTGTTCTTGGGCAGCGTCCGAGGTGATGTTTGCGTGAGTTTTTGTCGGTGTTACCCCTAGAAGGTATCGGCGTGGTGGGCATCCTCCTTGTAGTGATGGGGATGCTCGCCCGCGGGGTACTGGTTACCGGCAGTTCCCATAAAGAGTCCATCGCTGATCGTGACGCCCAAATCTTGTATTTGCGTGGCGCTTTGACTGCTGAGCAGCAGATTACGTCTACACAGGCGGCCACGATTTCTGAGCAGAAGGTTCAGGGCGATTTGACGACTCACATTCTGGAGGCGATCCGGGCGAATCAGGAAAGTCCGCGTGCGGCAGGTGCGACATGAGTTTGCGTTGGCCGTGGAGGCGGCGGTGTCATGTGGTTCCTCCTGAGGTGGATGAGGCTCGGAGGTTGAAGGTTTCGGGTGAGGCTCGTTTGGTTGAGGCTCAGCGTGAGCGGCGGGATGCGGCTGTGGTGTCTGGGAAGTTGAGTTCGCAGTTGCGGCGTAACGGTTTTGGTGAGTTGATGCGCGCCAGTATGGAGGGTCGCTGAATGTTGCGTGATGTTGGCGACTGGTTGTTGGTTGTGTTGACTTTGACGTGGTGGGTGTTCACGTTGATTTATGGTTTCCGGTCGCGGTGGTGGTCGAATGAGGTTGGCCGTGTTGTGTTTCCGGAGAAGTTGTTGATGTGTTTGGTGTTGTCTCAGGTGTCGTGGTCGACGTGGACTGAGTCTGGTTATCCGGGTCGTGATGTGGTGCGGATTGTTTTGTATGGGCTTGGGGCTTTGTCGTTGGTGTGGTTGACGGTTGTGTTGTTGCGTGTTCAGTTTGCTGAGCGTGCGGGCAGGTAAGGGGGCGAACTTGTGACAACTCCGGGGGGTTCTGCGCCTGAGGGTGCTTATGTGTTTGGTTCGGATTTCGGTCAGGGGGTGCCGAATTCGGAGTCTGGTGTGATGGCGATGGTGAAGGGCAAGCAGACTGCCCCGTGGTCCGGCGCCCAGAATGCGTTCAAAACTAACGGTGTGCCACTGTCGCAGCAGTTGCAGATCATCAACAATCACACTGAAAAGCTATCTGCGATCGAGGAGACCATTCAGGCTCAGATCCTCCAAGGTCTAGCAGTTGTGTTCACATCCTCCGGTTGGTGGTATCCGCCAAAGACATTGGTGTACGCCGATTTGATCGGCGTCGGTGGCGGCGCAGGCGGTGGTGGTGGCCGCTGGCTGTTCCCAGGCGGCGGTTATCACGGAGCAGGTGGCGGTGGCGGCGGTGAGATTCACTTCCGCATCTACGCCGCATTCTTGCCGAAGACCGGCGATGACTACGACCCGATCCGTGTCGACTTGTATCTGGGCGGCGGGGGCGGCGCGGGTGGTGGCAGCCCTATGCCAGGCAGTGGCGGCGGGAACATCGTATTCGGCGCCAATCTTTCTCCGGTCTTGCAAACCTTCTCCGGTGGCGTCGGCGGCATGCCTGGCATCTCCTCCGGTGCGCAGGGCGGTGCTGGTGGATTTGGCATGATCCCTGGGGGGCAGGGCGGCAAAGGCAACGCGTCAACAGACATACCCGACTACCCATCTGGCCCTGGCGGAGCGTCGTCTTCTTCGTTCACCTTCTCGGGCGGTGGCGGGGGAGGTGGCGGAGGTGGGAGTACTGCCGGGGGCAATGGTGTCGCATCGGCTGGCGGAACATCCGGAGCTGCTGGCGGAGCACCAAACCCAATCATCGCTGCAGGCGGCGCTGGCGGCGGCGGATCGACCAACCAGGGATCTTCCGGCGGGGCCGGCGGATTCCCTGGCGGCGGCGGCGGCGGCGGTTTCGGTGGAACTACAAACTCGTCATCTGGTGGCAAGGGAGCTGAAGCGAAACTCTGGCTCATCGAGACGAAGAACTCCGCATGATTACGCGGGCTCATGTTCTGACTGCATCCGGAATTTGGGTCAAGCACCCCCGCCTCTACGGCATTGAGACGATCATTGTTCGCGGCGCCGGGGGTGGAGGAAGTTGGCCGACTGGGAGCGGGAATGGTTACGGCGGCGGTGGTGGCGGCGCGTCTCGAACTGAACGCCGAATCGCCGCGTTTGAACTACCCGATGAGGTTGTTTATCAGGTCGGTGTTGGTGGTGCTGGTGGGGGTTCCAGCAACCGGAATGGCGGAACTGGCGGAGATACCTGGTTTGGAGACTTCATCCTTGTCAGCGGAGGCCTCGGCGCCTCAACTACTTCACCTGGCCGCGGCGGCAACGGCATGTTCCGTGGCGGCATGGGTGGAACTCCAACTGGCCGAGGAGAGTCCGTGTCCTCGGGGGTCGTTGATTACATGACGGGTGGCGGTGGAGGTTCTGGTGGCGGCGGAGGTGCGGGTGGCGCTTCGGGGTTCGTTCCTGGCGGCACTTCATATCCGCAGTTTTGGCAGACAAGTCAGTCTGGCGGTGGCGGAAATCAGCGTTCGGCGGGCGGGTTCCCTGCTGGTGGGGGAGGTGGCGGAAATGCGACTGGAACGCCTGCGGGGAAGGGCGGAGACGGACTGCTCACAATCATTGAGTACTTACACGAGGGATAGCCAATGGCGACAGCAACTTTGATTGAACGGGATAATCTCACTTTCGCGGGACCAGCGAATCACTACAAACTTGATCCACCACTGATGGGCTACGAGCATGTGATGGTGTTCATTGAGCCTGGGTATGCGTCGATCACTCCGCGGGCGGTGATTGTTCCGAAGCGGTTGGGTGATGAGCCGATGTTGAATGCGCCGCTACCAGGCTCGTTTTCACTGCAAGGCGATTCGACAATTGATGATGCTGCTTGGTTTGCGCTGTTGGCTGCCGGTGGATACGAAATCGTAAAGGACACACCCTAATGGCAGGCATCAAACCACAAAAAGAACCACTCATATTCCCAACCGGCGGCGACTTCCAATGGGTGTACCACTACACCGAACCGGACGGAACAACACCCAAAGACTTCCCACTCGGAAGCGAACTGTACTACCTCATCGGCGGCGAAACAGACTTCGTCAAATACCCCTTCGTGATCGAAGCTGACGCAGCACACATCAAAATCGAATCCGAAGTGGCAGACCTCATCCCAGACAAACGCGGATACCGGCTGATCTTCAAAGAAGACACCACCCCCACCACAGAAACAGTGATCCTGTTCGGGGCGGTAGAAAGGGTGGAGCCGCGTGATTACCGTAGTTAACGGGACTGGTGGCGGAATCCTGATCGGTTCCACCGCAGTACCTTCCGGCATTCTAGTGCCGGTGCAGGGGCGTGATGGAACGTCCATCACTATCCTCGGAACGAAACCATCCTATTCGGCGCTGCCAGCATCGGGGAACACTCGCGGCGACCTGTGGATCGTCAAAGGCGACGGCCTCGGACTCGGATACATTTGGGACGGCACTAGCTGGCCTGCCATTGGCGATGGTGTCGAGATTCGCGGACCGAAGGGTGAAGTCGGTAACGGCATCGACAACATTTCGGTGTCGGGTACGAACTTGGTGTTTGACATGGCGGAGGGCGCGGACATTGTTCGTGCTGTGCCGGCGTTGTCTGATGCGTCGAATGCTGCTACTGCGGCTGCTGGTTCAGCGTCTGCGGCTTCTGGTTCGGCTACTGCCGCGGCCGGTTCAGCTTCGGCGGCGTCTACGAAGGCTTCAGAGGCTGCGGGTTCGGCTACTGCTGCGGGCGCTTCGGCTACCGCGGCATCGGGTTCTGCTTCGACTGCTTCGACGAAGGCGGGGGAGGCGTCTACTTCTGCGGGGAATGCTGCCACATCGGCTACTGCGGCGGCTGGTTCTGCCACTGCTGCTTCTGGTTCCGCTTCTACTGCCACAACTAAAGCGGGCGAGGCTTCGGCATCTGCAACGTCAGCAGGAACGGCAGCGGGCACAGCAACAACTAAAGCCAGTGAGGCCGCAGGCTCTGCGACTATCGCAACAACTAAGGCGGGGGAGGCGTCGGACTCTGCTGCTGCGGCGGCACAGTCAGCCCAAGACGCGGAGAACGCGGCTTCCGGTGTGATCAGTGTCGGCGGATTCACAGGCGTCGTCACCAAGGCTCAGCTCGGCATCAACAATGTGAGCAACACATCTGATGCGGACAAGCCGATTTCGACTGCGACTCAGACTGCGTTCGACAATGTGAGTTCAACTTTTGGTGCGATCGTGGATGGCATCAACGCTGATCTCGATACGAAAGCGGATCTGGACAACAACGGGAAACTGTTGCAGTCTCAGTTGCCTGCGATGGCTGTGACGGACTTTTTGGGCAATGTGGTGTCTCAGGCTGCGATGCTCGCTTTGACTGGTGAGCGAGGTGACTGGTGCAACCGTACTGATACGGGCACTGAGTGGCAGTTGATTGCGGAGCCTGCGTCGTCGTTGTCTTCGTGGTCGGAGAAGGTGTATCCGCTGTCGCCTGTGTCGTCTGTGAATGGGCGCACTGGTGCGGTGACAACATCTTCAGCCGACATTGTGGATGCGACTACGGTCGGCCGGAATGTGTTGAAGGCCGCGGATGCTGCGGCTGCACGGACGGCGATTGGTGCGGGTACATCGAGTTTGGCGATTGGTACAACTGGTTCGACTGCAGCTGCGGGTAATGATGCGCGCCTATCGGACACACGCACACCAACAACGGGAACTGTGCCGTACGACATCACGTTCGTGGCGCAATCCGGAAACCGGGCAACAGGCCTCGGGGATGTGCCCGCGGGAATCAAACTGCGGCGAGCAGTCACATTCTCCGAAGTGCTGTTCCATTGCGAGACTGCGGACGCTTCAGGGAACCTGGTGGTTGAGGTTCGTAAGAATGGTGCGGCGGTGTCTGGCACTTCGACTACGATCGCTGCAGCGAATCAGGTTGCGGGCGGTACATCTTCGGGTTCGTGGGCGTTTGCGGCTGGCGACTTCCTGACGATCAATGTCACTGGTGTTGGTACGACTCCCGGCAAGGGCGTGACTGCTGAGCTGAAGGGACTTGCCTGATGCCCCATATTTTTGTTCGGGCTGGGAGTTCGTTCACTCCGTCTGGGATGACGAAGAACGCGTCGGCGCAGACGGTGACGAGCACTGCCACCCAGATCGCTGGGATGGTAGCCGAGTCCGGGTCCACGCTTTCGGGTAACTCGCTTCTCCCGAACGGGTCCAAGACCGGCGCTACGATCACGGCTCAGGTGTCGATCACGGACGTAAACTTCTCTCCGTCCTCCGTCGTGGTCGAGCTACGGAAAAACGGCGTACTGATTCCTGGGGCGACTCTCACGGCAAACACTGTCTCGGGCGCCGCGAAGCTGTACACCATTCCAACTGTCACCGCCAATGTCGCCGGAACCGATCAATACTCATTGTGGGTTACAGTCGCGTCCGGCGTATCCGGCATCACTGTCACGGCGGGCGTGAACACCTATGTCCGCATCACATGACCGGGCTGAGACAATCAGGGCATGGCTTTCGAACCTGACCCCGACACCGGCCAGCCCGGCACCGTGAAACTCGCCGACGGACGCTGGGCGTACCGCTGGAAAGACGCACCAGACCTCGAACTGATCATCCTCAAACAACCAGAAAACCAGCCACACAACTAAACAAACACGAACCAAGGTGCCGTCCACAAACCATGTGGGCGGCACCTTTTCGCATATTGCCACCAAGAAAGGCAACCGATGGCCCTGGAATACTCCACCGTCCGCGTCAACATCACCACGATCGCCGCAGACGGAATCGACTTCGACGACATCCCAGACGACACACCCCTGACCGGCACCCTCGAACTTGCACCGATGATCGCTGCAGGATCCGCAATCCAGTACGACGACAGCGGCACACTGAAACTGAAAACCGTCTCGCCCGTCACTGTTGATATTGGGATCACGGGCGATATTGCGCATCAGGGCCGCGACTATGTGAAGGTGCTTGCACCGACAGCGTCTACAACGAATCTGGCGCAACTGCAGTGGCGTGCGAGTTTCAAGAATCTGCGGTTTGGTTCGCAGGTGATCGCTATGCAGCCGATCTACTTTTATGCGACTCCGGGTGCTGATATCAATTTGGCTGATCATGTGAATGTTGCGCCGTCATCGTTGGCGGTTCAGTTGTCTCGGGGTCCTCGCGGGTTCGGTATCGGACAGATCGCAACAGATTCGGCGACTGATGAACTCGTCTTCAAACTTGACGACAACTCAGGCACTGAGGTCGGCCGCATAGTCCTCCCTGAAGCTGAGGTGTCTGATACTGCAGTAGCCGATCTGGTCGCAGCAGATACTGCAACGAAAGCCGCGCTCGATGTCACCTATGTGGCGTCCGACACTCCATCGAACCGAACCCAGTTCTCCTCGAAACTGTCACTGGCGACTGCCGGGGCATCACCGTCCTCGCGGTACCAGCTTTTCAGTGGGCAGGAACCGTCCGTCGTGCGCTGGGGCGGCAAGTACCGCATGTACTACGGACTACCAGGCCAGGGTGTCCAGTACCGGGAATGCGCCGAGACCGATGACCCGAGAGTGACTGCGAACTGGTCCGCTCCTACCGCCGTACTATCCGGTGGATCACATCACTCGCTATTCGTGGAGGGCGACAATCTCTACCTCTACTATGTCGATGTCACGAACGAGAACTTCTGTGTGGCCACAGGTTCCACATCGGACTGGAAGCTGCTCACCAAGCAGACCGAGCCTGTGTCGCCCCCGATCGGGAACCTTGCCTCGAAGACATCGGGGAACACGTACGTCGTCAAGAACGGTTCGTCGTACGTCATGTTCGCCGAGGCGCGCTGGATAGGCACGCTCGGCGGCGTTACCGGGATGACGTGGCAGACCTATGTGATGACGGCCCCGTCTCCAGTCGGCCCTTTCGCCGGCCCCGTACTGCTCACCTCGCTCCGGCCTCGCGGGGTGGGTCAGGTGTCAGGCATGAGTGTGTACCGAGAAGAAGACAGGTGGGTAACGGTCTTTCACGGTGCGGCCTCGCCACTCGTCTCACTGCCTAATGACATCTACCGAGCCGTAAACAAGGGCTCGATCACCGCTGACACATGGGAGATCGTCGACAACGGCCGGCCGTTCATACGACGCGCCCACGAGTGCGAGGTCGACCAGGCTGTGGACCCCGTGGTGTGCGACGGTCCCGGCGGAGAACTGTACGAGTTCCACTCAGGCAACCAGAACCGTAATACCGCAACTACAGGCACATTCTGGGTGATGGCCTCCCGACTGTATCCAGGACTAACCCAGAAACTTTCGGGCACCTGGAGGCGAGCTGTCGCCCCCACTGACGGCCAACAGCCTGCCAGTGCTGTTCCGGCGATGGTCTATCAGGACACCGCATTCCTGAGTCCTACCGGCACTGCCTGCAAGGGGCAATGGGGCGTACTTCCTGACTCGGCCGCGCTCGGTGGCGGAGTGCGTCAAAACGTGCTCGGAAAGATGGACGACTGGATCGGCTTCCAGAGGCGAGTGTCTGGCGGGTCATACTCTCTCCGCATCTTGGCGGAAACCGGTCCTGACATGGGGCAGATGACGGTTGACATCATCCCAGGCGTCGTCAATGACTCTGCGATCAAGTCCGTCATGTTCGATCTCTACTCGACCACCCGTCAACTCAACAACTCGCTCTCGGTGAGCTTCACTCTCGGGCCGGAGTTCGACGGGCCACTGTGGATTCGCTTCAAGAGCACCGGCAAGAATGCATCCTCGTCGGGGTATCGGATCGCAGATCAGGGTTGGCAACTGCTCCGTACCGACCTGGTCGATCCTGGCTACGTGCCGAAGGTTACCGCCGGTGCCATCATCAAGATCAATGACGACTTCGCCAGAGCCGATGCGGTAACGAATGTCGGTCCGCTATGGGTTCCAAGCGCGGCCTTCCAAGTGGTAGGCGGGAAGCTATCGCGCAACGCTTCGGCCACCGACCAGGCGGTTCTCCGTCTCTCTCGGCCGCTGACTCCGAACATCCGCGTATCAGCGGAGATAACCAGAGGAACTTCGACCGCGGTAGGTCTGGTCGTGCGACGTATCGACGACAGCAACCTGATCGGGTGCCGCGTCAACAACCTCGGACACATCTTGATCTACAAGATTGTCGCCGGGACCACGTCAAGCATCATCGGAGTGGACGGTAAGTGGACTGACGGGGCAACCCTGATGGTCGAAGCGATCGACGACACCTTCACTGTATATGTCGATGGTGTGGTGGTAATTACTCCGACAGTGCATGTGGAGTCGGCTTTGGCTGCCGCAACAGGCGCAGGAGTTCGTGTTGTGTCGAATGGCGCATCGTTGCCGACCCTAGACAACTTCACGGCGCTGAGCTGGTAGCGGCCACCACTACTTCCCTGGACCACTCCCGCTTCAAGCAGTAAAGCCCCCAACCTCGCGATGAGGTTGGGGGCTTTTTGTCGTTGATGGGGCCGAGTTGGTCTTCCCTTACCCTCCCGACCCCGCAGATGCGACGCTACCATTCATCGAACAGATGTGCGAACGCTATTTTGATGAGTCGCTCTGAAGTGCTTTCAGCCCTGAGATTGCCTTGTCTGCATCGGCTTCGGATGGGGCGCTTGTCGTGCAGTGAATGGAGTCTCTGGGGTCTACGTTGCCGAAGCATCGAGATTCGTGAAACGCCCATCCGTAGCTGACGTTATACGCAGTCTGATAGCCGGGCTCTGAAGCTAGCCCCGCATCCATTAGTGGCTGAAATTTCGGGCTAACGATTGCGTTCGCATCACGAAGCGCAAATTGGCAGTCTTTGGAGTATGCGTTTGTTTCGCATGGCCGTACCAGCTTGCCGGCTTCGGACCAATCTCCGATGAGGCTTTCGAGACCCAGGGGATCGGCGGGGGGAGCTGGCGACGGTTGGCTGCATCCGCCTATGAGTAGGGCTGCTGCGCATGCGGTGAGCGCGATCGTCTTCTTCATAGGCATTGCATAGCAGACGTGGCCGACTTTGGACATAATAATCCCCTGACCTGCCCGTACTGTGACAATGGTATGCGACGTATGAACCAGTAGAGCCAGCCCATCACGAAGCCGGCCCACTCGCCGATCCCCAGGCGCGCGTAGTGAGAGAAGGAACCGCTGGCCGGGATCGCGGCGCCCATCTCGCCGAGCATGCGCATCACGAACACCACGACGGCGCCCGCAAGGATGTAGGAGATCAGGACGGCCGGCCCGGCCTTGGCGATACCGACGCCGGTTCCGAGGAACAGGCCGGCGCCGATGGCCGAGCCCAGGCCCATCATCGTCAGATGGCGGACCTTGAGGCCGTGGCCGAGAGCAGTGGTTGTTCCGTCGGAGACGTCGGTGCTACTCATCAGTCGTTGGCGTGCAAAGCAGCGTTCAGTTCGACGCCGGTGCCCTTCCACGGCACGACCTCGACGGCACCCGAGACCGAGTTACGACGGAAGAGAAGGTTCGACTTGCCGCTCAGTTCCTTGGCCTTGACGACGGTTCCGTCCGGGCCGGTGACCTTGGTGCCGGCGGTGACGTAGAGGCCCGCTTCGAGGACGCAGTCGTCGCCGAGCGAAATGCCGAGGCCGGCGTTTGCACCGAGGAGGCAGCGCTTGCCGAGGGAGATCGTTTCCTTGCCTCCACCGGAGAGGGTGCCCATGATCGAGGCGCCGCCGCCCACATCGGATCCGTCGTCGACGACGACGCCCGCGGAGATGCGGCCTTCGACCATCGAGTTGCCGAGGGTGCCGGCGTTGAAGTTGACGAAGCCCTCGTGCATGACGGTCGTTCCGCTGGCGAGGTGTGCACCGAGTCGGACACGGTCCGCGTCACCGATGCGAACTCCGGACGGCACGACGTAGTCGACCATGCGGGGGAACTTGTCGACGCTGAACACGGTCACGACGCCGCGGATGCGCAGACGCGAGCGAACCTGCTCGAAACCTTCGACGGCGCACGGGCCGAAGTTGGTCCACACGACGTTGCTGAGCAGGCCGAACTGGCCGTCGAGGTTGACACCGTGGGGTGCGACGAGACGGTGCGAGAGGAGATGGAGGCGCAGGTAGACGTCATGTGCGTCGACCGGCGCCTTGGAGAGATCGGCGATGGTGGTGCGCACGACGACCTGCGATACCTCGCGAGCGTCATCAGTGCCTGCCAGCAGTGCAAGATCGGAAGGAATATCTGTTCCCTCGACGTTCTCGGTACCGGTCTTGTCGAATGTTCCCAGCTCCGGTGCCGGGAACCAGGTGTCGAGGACGGTTCCGTCCGCGGTCACGTTGGCGATACCTACTGCTGTTGCTCCCTGTGCGCTCACGGGACTAGAGATTACTGGGTGGTGGGTGCACCGGCCTAGGCTGGTGCGTGTGAGCATCCTCGATCTTGCTTCGGACCCCATCGACTTGACGGCCGCCCTGGTCGACATCCCCAGCGTCTCGCACGACGAATCCGTCATTGCGCAGGCTGTCGAGGATGCGCTGCGTGAGCAGACTTCGGGCTTCGAGATCATCCGCAACGGCAATGCCGTGTTGGCGCGTACGTCGCGTGGTTTGCCCAGTCGGGTCATGCTCGCCGGACATCTGGATACGGTGCCGATCGCGGACAACGTTCCTTCGCGGCGTGACGGCGACATCCTGCACGGCTGCGGGACCGTGGACATGAAGTCGGGCGACGCGGTCTTCCTACACCTTGCGGCCACCATCGAGAACCTGGCCCACGATCTGACCCTCGTCTTCTACGACTGCGAAGAGATCGCCGCAACGTACAACGGCCTGGGACGGATCGAACGCGAGATCCCGCAATGGCTCGCGGCGGACGTCGCAATTCTCGGTGAGCCGACGGCCGGTTTCATCGAGGCCGGGTGTCAGGGCACGATG